GAAGACGAAGACGAAGACGAAGAACCGGAGTTTGATCCAGACGAAGATATCAACCCGCACGACGCTGGCGAACTCGCAGACGACGGGCACGAAGATTTAGCAGAGAAGCTCACCGAACTCGCAGCGGAGTTCGAGCTTGAACCGGATGACTACCCGACTTGGGTAGAACTCGGTGACGCTATCATCGAAGCTCGTAAAGAAGTCGACGAAGACGACGAAGAAGAAGAAGAAGACGATGAGGAGGATGAAGACGACGACGGCGATGAATTTGTTCCTGAGAAGGAAGAAGTTTACAGCTACAAGCCGCCACGTTCTCGGAAGTCCTACGACTGCGAGGTAACCGCCGTATTCCCGAAAGCTAAAACGGTTAACCTCAAGAACCACGACAACGGCAAAGTTTACAAGGGCGTTAGCTGGGACGATCTCAGCGAAGATTGATCTTGGTCGTTTCGTTTCTCCGTGAGAAGGATACCGGCTTGGTGGGATGTGGGTAACTTGTTGCCGGCTGGTATCCTTCTCTTTTCTTATTTCTATCTCAGGGCCCAAACAGTGGTATCTAATCTAGACGACTTTGAATGCGTTAATAAGATCCTTCGTAAGTTGGATGACCTTTGTTTGATTCAAGAAGCGAATCTAGAAAAACGATTCCAGTTCTTGAAAGACATACTCGTGAGAAATCCTGACCGGATTATCGGGTGCGTTTTAATGCTCTCCGAACTGATGCAAATCAAGACAGGGATCATTTTAAGATTACTAGGTCAGGACTCTAACGCTCTTTTGAATGTAGTTGAATACGAGACCCAAGAGCTTACCAAGTTCGGCGTAGAGCTTGAGGAGTTTCTGAGGGGCCTCAACCAGACAAAGGAAGATGAGAAGTGAATATACTTATCCCAGGCGGGTGCGGTTTTGTCGGGACTAATTTGGCTTTGTATTTTACGAAGCTAGGTCATAAAGTTCTCTGCGTAGATCCTATCTACCGACCAGAGAATCAACGTAACTATCAGTATCTACGACTCAACGGTATCGCCGTCAAAGAATGCCCTATCGGGGATATGACTGCCTCATATCTAAGCGATGGTTCCAGTAAACCGCATATCATCCTCAACTGCGCTGCTCAGAGTTCGGCGGTAGCTAGTATGGAGAATCCTACTACTGACTTCGATAACAACGTAGCCGAAGTAGTCTGGATTCTTAAGCTCTGTCGGGAACTCGACTGTTCTCTGATTCAATGGTCGTCTAATAAGGTCTACCCTGGAGAGTACGTTAACGAGTTTAATCTGGTTGAAGAGCTTACGCGATTCAGAGTCGAGACTACGTTCAAGGTTTCCGATAGTTACAATGCGGCCTCAGGCTTACCGCGTACTATCTACGGTAACTCTAAGTATGTAGCCGAAGAAGTAATCAAGGAGTGGGCCCGGGCTTACGATCTCAGAGTAATCATTAACCGATTCTCTTGTATCGCCGGTCCCAACCAGATGGCTTCGGTAGAGCAGGGTTGGGCGATGCGTTTAATGCTAGCTCACTACTTTGACTTACCGTTCACTTACTACGGATGGGGAGGTAAGCAGGTCAGAGACGTTCTTTACGTAGGTGACTTGTGTAGGCTTATCAACGCTCAAGCCCACGCCTTACTCCGTAGTGGTTCTATCTGCGAAACCTACGACGTGGGTGGGGGTATCAATAACACTATTAGTCTTAGAGAGGCTGCTACCCTCTGCGAAAATATAACGAAGATAGTAGTTGAAAAAGATAACGCCCGTCCACGTCCGTACGATCAACACGTATTCGTTTCAAACATCGAAAGGATCTCACGGGACTTTGCTTGGGAACCCCGTATATCCGTATGTAATACGTTTGAAAATCTATACGATTGGATAGCGGAACACGAACGGCAACTGAAGTACTGGCTTAACCTCTAAAGGAGAACGCGATGAATATCATACGTCTTCTAGTTTCGTTTCTGTTCTACTCTAAAATCTGGTTGGACATCTTTCATAGTTGGGACCCCGACATCATGGGAAAGCTCCAACCCTTCAGGGAAGAAGAGAACAAGGTAGTAGAACAAAGTCGTCGGACGATGTGGGACTAACTTCTCCCCAGGATCTACTACCCGAAGATGAGAACTTTACTTGGAAGCTACGAAGGAGAAAACCGAAATGACCGGAGGAAAAAAGGAAACGACCAACAGCACTATCGTCGGTCTCAACGCAGACGTTGTACCTGGAGTCGATAATTGCTTCGTGTTCGGAGACGACTGTACAGGTAAAGAAGACGGAGAGTATGTAATAGGCTCTCACATCTTCGGTAGCCCTATCCCACGACGTATCGCTGATTGGATCGAAGAAGACACTGACGCGTTTGTCTGGATACTACGAACTATCGGCACCGCTATAGGCGCAAGTAGACAAGGAGAACGGGATGATAGTTGAGTTTACTCTACTGGATTTTGTTTTGGTACTTGCCCTAGTCTGTATCGTAGGGTTTATCATCGTTGCGTTCAGTTCCGTTAAGTCCGGCACGAAAGCTACGGAGAGAAGAGAGCAACCTACGGTCAAGCTCTACGACTACGCTACGGAGTTAGAGAAACGATTGGAGGCGTTTGAAGAGCAGCTAACTATTCTGAAAGAAGTTGTCGAACGCTATACGAAGCAAACGCGGGATAGTAACAAAGTCTACAACGAATTTCGAGAGCTACGCGAGAACCAGCGTAGATTCGAAAACGATTTCAACCACTATCGAAACGTCTTCCAAACGTTATTCTCTCCTACAGTTATGAAGCTAGTAGACGGGCAAAAAGAGGTCGGCGTAGAGGTAGGCTCCGGAGGTACTGGGACTCCTACGATAGATGGTAAGCACCAAGGTGATACTATCGACTACGGTGGGGCCGAAGTCGTGCTACTCAATAGGAATGCTGACGTCTTTACTCGTATCTCGGAAACTAATACGGAGCCTACTAAAGAAGAGACTCCATTATTACCTCCGGGAGTACCGTGCTGTGCTGAAGAGTTCGAGAAGATGGTTGAAGAAGAGACTCGACGTCAACAAAGAAGGAAACTTGCCAGAAAGGGAAAGAAGAGTGAGTGATATACTTAAGTTTGAAGGGAAGAAGGAAGAACCGGCTGCTGCGGTCAATATAGCGTACGGGACGGATGTTCGCATCTTTCGTATAGCTAAAGCTTCACGGTCTAAGGTAGCTATTCAACAAAACCAGATCGTCATCGAGGATACGGTTGAGTTGGTACTCGACAAGCATCCCGTCGACTTTATCAAAGAGCTAAAGGAAACCTATGAACGAGAAGGACTCGCACCCGTCATCGCCAGAACGTTACAATCAATTCGAACGCCGGATGAGCCAAGCAACGACGGGGCCTCAGGAGAAGAACCAAGTAACTGACCCAAAAGAACTGAAACAGCTAATGGATAAAGCCTCAAAAGGTATGAAGGCTAACCAACAGCGGATGAACGCTTCGTTAGCTATCGGTATATTAGATTGTTGGAGAGGACAGATCCACGTTATCAGCAACCCGATGCTATCGGATAACCAAATCATCGTTTCAGAGAACGTGTACGAAGAGTTTCGTAAAGAGGCTGACCGTAGAAACCTGCCGAGAAAGGATATAGACGCAGATGGGAGGAGCAAAGAAACTACGCCTGAAGAAGGTTAAGTGTATCGCGTGTAGCGGCACCGGCGTTAGTAGCTCCGGAGGTAGATGTGTACCTTGTAACGGTAGCGGTAGCCAATCCCTCTATCGTTGCCTAGACTGTAGGTCTATCTCTTCCAGGAAGCTGACGTGTAAACGGTGCGGTAGTAGTCGGCTAGAAAGGATTACCAGTGGCTAGATGGAAATGGAAACGTGAGCCTAAACTACTACTTGGATGTAACATACCGAAACCTCTCCACGGCGTAGCTCCTAGAGTAGTTTTAGGTACGCCGTGGTGGGATAAAGTTCGGAGAGAGGCATACGAGTCTACGAACTTTCATTGTAAGGCTTGCGGTATTTCAAAGTACCAAACGAAGCAGGGAGTACTGGACGCTCACGAGCGTTACGAAGTCGACTACCTTAGTGGTAAGCTCTACTACATTGAAGCGGTGCCTCTTTGTAAAGACTGCCACAACTTTATTCACGACGGTAGACTTCAGTGGCTACTCGATACTAGGAAGATCAGGCACCAAGAGTTTACGCGGATTATCCGCCATGGTAATACCGTCCTGAGAGAAGCTGGACTAGTACGCCTAACGGCGGCAGAACGAGTCGTAGAGCTTAAGAGTCTAATAGCTAACGGAGCGTTAGCCGCTTGGGAAGATTGGCGACTAGTCGTAGACGGTAAAGAGTACCCACCGAAATTCAAAACCGAAGCAGAAGCGGATAGACATTATGCCTAAGGTTCTAGCGTTAGATACTGAGACGACTGGTTTAGACCTCTACCACGATGCTATGCCGTACTTCGTTACGACTTGCGACGATAAAGATAACCAACTCTACTGGCACTGGAGAGTCTGTCCGGCTACGCGTCAACCTATCGTCCCCAGACAAGACCTCATCGAGATTCAAAGACTTATCGACGCTGCGAAAATCGTCGTATTGCAAAACGCTAAGTTTGACTACCACGCTTTGAGAAACGTATTCGAAGCTAACCACGTAAAGTTTCGTTGGGACTGGTCGAAAGTACGGGATACTCTACTAAGCGGACATCTCTTATCGAGTCTTAACCGTCACGACCTCTCTACGATGTCGCTAGTTTATCTAGGTATCGATATAGACGGCTATAACGAAGCTCTAAAGGATGCCTGTCAAAAGGCTAGGCGGATAGCGAAGAAGGAGTTTCCCAAATGGAAGATCGCTGAGGCAGGTCTGAAGGGAATGCCGAGTGCTAAGGGCAGCGTTTGGAAATACGATGCCTGGTTACCTAGACAAATAGCTGAAGCGTCAGAGTATCCTCCGGACCACGAGTGGTTTACCGTCCTAGAGAACTACGCGAACATGGATAGTGCCGCTACGATTCGTCTCTACAAAAAGCATCTTCGTAAGATGAAGGAACGTAAGCTACTAGCTATCTATAGAGAACGCCTTAAGCTCCTTCCTATCGTTGTCGACATGGAAGACTTTGGCGTAACCTATTCAGAGTCTAGGTTAAACGAGTTACTAGGAGAGTATCAAAACCAATCAGCTGCCCTTAATGACGATTGCGTTAGTCTATCTAAAAGTATCGGCAGTGAAGTAACCTTACCAAAGAGCGGTACAAATACCTCTCTATTAGAGTTTGGAGAAAAGTATCTTGAGCCCTTTATGGGGATAGTAGATGCTTCCGGTTTTGTAGGCTCAGGGGCCAAAGGTAAAGACGTAGCAAAGAGGAAAAACATAAGAACACCGACTGGAAAACTTCGCATGGGTAGGGCGGATCTGTTAGCTTGTCTAGAAGCTGCTAAAGTTTTATCCGAAGACCAACGAATACCTAGATTCTTGGAGAGCTTACTAGAGAAGCGTAGACGAGACACGGCAATAACCTACATGAATAGTTACGTCAAATTCTCTCTCCCTAAAAAGAGAGATGCGAGAGTCCTTCACCCGTCGTTGAATACAACCGGTACAAATACGTTACGTTGGTCGAGTAGTAATCCCAACGAACAAAATATCAGTAAGCAAGAGGGTTTCAACCTACGCTACTGTTTTGGTCCGGCTAAAGGTAGAGAGTGGTGGTCTCTCGACGCTAATAACATCGAACTACGAATACCAGCGTACGAAGCAGAAGAAGATGAGATGATAGTCCTATTCGAGAAACCCGATGAGCCTCCATACTTCGGTAGCAATCATCTACTCGTATTCGATATTCTTTGGACTAAGCGTCTTAAACTAGATACAAGCGATCCAGAATACCTTCTAAAAGCAAAGAAGAAGTACGCAAGTACAAACTACCAATGGACGAAGAATGGAAACTTCGCAGTACAATACGGAGCTGTACCAGAAAGCGGTACGGCGGATAGAGCTTATCATAAAGCCGGAGCGCAAGAGCTAGTTCAAGCTCGTTTTGCTAAGATGAAAAAGCTCAACGATAGGATGGTAGAACACGCTACGAAGTATGGTTACGTAGAGACGATACCCGATAAGACCGTAGATCCTTCTAGAGGGTATCCGCTCGAATGCGAAAGACAGTACGGTAGGGTCAAACCTACAGTACCTCTTAACTACCACGTTCAGGGTACGGCGATGTGGTGGATGATGAAAGCGATGATACGTTGCTATAACTACCTTACTGATCTCAGTCGTAGACGTCGGAAGGAGTATAAAATGATTATGCAAGTCCACGACGAGATTGTATTTGACTTTCCGTATAGACCGGATAAACGCAACCTATCAATCGTCAAGAAGGTAGCCAAGCTGATGGAAGAAGGAGGCAACGACATCGGCATACCTACGCCGGTAAGTATCGAATACCATAAGAACAACTGGAGTGAGTAGTATGATCCCTGAAGACCCAACCGAACGTTTTCTATACTGGATAAAGGAACGCCACGCGATCCACCTACGTAAAGAGAGAGGAGAACCAAAACCCTGGACAACTGATCCGGTTATGCGTGAGTATTTCTTTACCAATCCGTACCGCGAAAACGATAAGACGACGGTATGGTTCAGAGAGAATATCCGTGAACCGTTCGCCTACCATCCCGACGTCGATCAAGTGATGGCTACGATTATCTTCCGTTGGTTTAACTACATACCAACCGGAGAGATACTGCTCGACCAAGGGCTGCTCGTAAAGTGGAGTAAGGCTAAGACTCTCCGTATCTTGGGAAAGATACGAGACCGTAAAGAGAAAGTATTCACCGGAGCGTTTATGATAAACTCTCCAGCGGGTAAGCCTAAGCTGGAAGCTATCTGCGAGCGTATTCAGAACGTCTGGGTAGATCGTAAGAACTTAACCGCGAAGATTGTAGAGGTATCTTCTCTCCAGGAAGCTCACGAAGCGTTAACCGCTTACGACGGGCTAGGCGGATTCATGGCTTACGAAGTCGTGTGCGACCTCCGGTATACGAACCTACTAAGAGACGCTACGGACGTTCTGACGTGGTGTAACCCTGGTCCCGGAGCTATACGCGGTCTATACCGTATCGCTGAGGAGCCAACCGGTAAAGCTAACAACTCTAGTTCTCCGGCGTGGCCTAAGGATTGGCTAAAGCGTATGAAGAAACTTCTCACGTTAGCTCGTAAGAAGATTCATACGAAGCCTAGGCTGGAGATGCGAGAGATAGAGCATAGCCTCTGCGAGTTCGATAAGTACGAACGAGCTAGGCTAGGCGATGGTAAGATGAAGAGGAGATACAATGGTTATTCAGATTAGGGGCACGAGCGGTAGCGGTAAGACTACCGTCATGCGTAAAGTTATGGAGGAGTACAAGTGGGCTAAGCACTTTATCGACGGTAGAAAGAATCCACTATTTTACACAGCGAAGAAAGGAAAGATTGCGGTCTTAGGTCATTACGAAGGACTAGCGTGCGGCGGTTGCGATACAATAGGTAGTGCTCGCCAAGTCTTCGACGTGATGAAAGAGGTAGACGCTGAAGTTATTCTCGCTGAAGGATTACTCCTAAGCGAAGATACGAAGTGGGCGTTACAGATGGGGGATGTCTTAGGAGAGTCTCTACAGGTTGTATTCCTAACAACCCCACTCGACCAGTGCTTAGATAGAATAAAACAAAGGAGAAGTGCCGCTGGTAATACTAAACCACTAAACCCAGCCAATACGACCAATCGGGTAGGAGTTATTGAACGGGCTAGAGTTAAGCTAACTGCCGCGAACATAAAATGCGTACGTAGAGCATCGACTCAAGCTCATCGAACAGTTCTCAAGTGGGTAGATCAGGCTTCACGCTGATAGGAGAAAGAAATGGATCAGGAACAATCTTGGATAACGACGAAGATGGTTGGAGAAGACGACAACGCTGCCGCCACCAACTACGAATATTTTATGCGTCCTGAACCTAGGGATAACTTAGGTCCGATCAAGACTGTTTACGACAAGGTCTTGAAAAGAAAGATCAAGGTACGAGAGATCAAGATCGGCATGACGCGTAACGCATCTGAGGAGAATCGCAAAACCGTCTTAGCCTACTTAGAACCGTACCCTCATATGAGGATTGATAAAGCGAAACCTCTTCAGGGTTGGTATAAGAATAAGCACGAACCAAAGGGTGTTAGACCAAGACCGTGTTTTACTGAGGCTATTCTTACTGAACCCTACGGCGGTTGGTGCGCGGTAGGCTGCGCGTTCTGCTACGTAAACTCTGGATTTCGCGGATACCGTGGTACCGGCCTTATAACCGTTCCGAATAACTACGGCGAACAGATTAGGAAGCAGCTGCGTCCAGTACGTCGTGGAGCGGCAGTTTACTTCAGTAGTTTTACTGATCCGTTTCTTCCACTAGAAGAACTCTACCATAACTCAGAGGAGGCAGCTGAAGCTTGCGTAGAAGTGGGGTTGCCTATCTTCTTCTTGAGTCGACTGCGCTACCCTTCTTGGGCTATACGTCTTCTTCGAAAGAATAAGCATAGCTACGCGCAGAAATCGATTAACACTTGTAGTAGCTCCGACTGGAGAAAGCTATCTCCAGGTGCTCTACCGTTAGCCGACCACTTCAAAGATATACGACGGCTAAAGAAAAACGACATCTACGTTTCTATACAAGTCAACCCGATCATACCGGGAGTGACTACGCACGGTCACGTTAAGTCTCTATTTCGCAAGTTAGCGAACGCCGGAGCAGATCACGTCATCGTTAAGTTCGTTGAAGCTGGATACTCTTGGGCCCCAGCGATGGTAGATCGTATTACTAAACGCTTCGGCCCAGAGCGTGGCGGAGCATTCGAGTCTCTCTTCCAGGAGAATATCGGCGGACAACGGACAGTAAACGAAGCGTATAGAATGGCGGCTCACGATAAGTATATTCGTTGGGCTTCTGACTACGGGTTAACGTACTCCGTTTGCTATGAGTATCGTTACGAGCGAAACGAAAGTGGTAAAATCGTCGACAAGACCGGAGTTAGTATCGGTAGAGAGTATACGACTTCGGACCAGTGCCACGGCCATCGCGTTCCTGTCTATACGCGGAGTAGTTCCGAAGAAAAGTTCAAACCTCTATCGGTTTGTCCCCCAAGCGGTTGCCTCTATTGCGTAGACGATAACGGTGAACCGCCGTGCGGAGATGAGTTAGCCGGCACGGCTATCGCGATCAAGCCTAAGCATCTTAAAATTCCGATGGGGGGTTAGTATGGACGTGCTAGAGTTCGGTAAGATCCTAGTCACGACCGAAGACTTGGATCCACTGTACGTTGCTCTCTATCGAGCGAAGATGCCGAAACGTAAATTAGACCGGTGGCTAGTAGCCTACTGGTGCTATTACCACGCGGGTTTATGTTCGAGAGTAGCTGAGAGCAGAGACTTCTTCGGAGAGTTACGGAAAATAGCCCTAGGAGGTACGCTATACCCACGCGGTACGGAGCGTAGACACTTTCGGGGTAAACTAGCCGAAGATTCCGTAGAGTCTCTTAGGCAGCGATTCTCGGACGCTACGGAGATAGTAGAGTGGCTCCTAGAAGTCGGACCTAGGGCCGATAAGATCATGAAACGGGTAACGGAGTTACACGGCTTCGGAGAATGGATAAAGTGGAAAGTGCCCGACATGCTAGATCGATTGGAGGTAGGTAGGGTTGAGTTTCGTACCGAAGACTTGCGACAGATGTTTAAGACGTCTAAGCAAGGAGCTGAGGTAACTTGTGAAGCGTGCGGTATCGACTCCGCCGATTCGCTTCTTTCCGCTCACGAATACCTCATTGAAAACTTAGGGTATCTAACCGCCCCACCTATTCACGAGCGTACTATCAACGTTCAGGAAACAGAGACTATTTTCTGTAAGTGGAAATCTCATCTAGGGGGGCACTACCCGATTGGAAAAGATACGAGAGAACTAATCCACGGTTGTCTTAAGTTCCCTTGCTCTACTAATAAGAAACTGGTGGGAATCCTCAAAGCTATCCGAAGGAGATTACCAAGTGGCTAAGATTATCGCTCAAGGCATGCTAGTACGCGGTACGCCTGTCGAAGACCATCGTAGCAAGTACCAACTTCTAGTAAAACGCGAAGACAAGAGTTGTACGCCCCCAGGTCCGTACTTCTCGAAAACCAGAGGAGTTTACGCCCACGTCAAGAAACTCGATGCTCTCATCCCTGTAGGAGTTCTCGATACGTATCACTCTCAAGCAGGTCATGCGGTAGCTCGTGCCTGTAAGATCCTGGGAAGAAGGTGTATAAACTTCTACCCTGAGTATAAGTACGAACCGGGACCAAGACCTCCCCAGCTTCAAGCGAAAGCGTTAGGAGCGGAGCTAGTGGGTTTACCAGCTGGGCGTTCGGCTATTCTCTTTCACCAAGCTCGAAAGATCTGCGAAGGAGAAGGTGGCTACATGATGCCTAACGCTCTGAAGCTTGAAGAGTCGGTAATCGAAACCGCGAAAGAGGTGACTAGAGACTTAGCCAAAGTTCGTCGGGTTATCATTCCAGCTAGTAGTGCTACGTTAGCTGCCGGAGTGATTAAAGGCTTTCTAAAACTGGGTCGAACACCTCCGATGTTTATAATCCATTTAGGTTATACTCGTTCCCACGACCAAGTGGATCGATACATTCGCCAAAAGACTAATCTACCGGCGAAGTATCCACTAACGATTATCGACGAAGGTTACGCTTACAAAGACAAAGCGGTATCCGGACCAAGTCCCCCATGGCCTTGTAACCCATACTACGATCTCAAAGCGTTTCGTTGGTGGATGAGAGAGCATAACAATTTTAAGAAGTACCTAACACTTTTCTGGAATATAGGCTAATGTATTTTCGCAACGTAGTCGTCGTTATTCCGGCTAAACGACCAGCCCCAATCAAGACTTTAGTTAACCACCGACCATCCTGTAAGGTATGGGTAATCTCTGATCCAGAAGTCTACGCCGATCATCGACGTTGGGTGAAGGAACAGAATTTCAAAAACGTAGAGGTGAAGAAAGGTCGTAGCGGGCTCACCGCTCAAATAATTCACTGCTATCGTCTCGTTAAGCGTAGTAAGTTTCGCTATGCGTTCCGTATGGATGATGACTTGGATAGTAAAACGATAACGATGCGTAAGCCTTTCTACACTGACGTCGATACGCTTATAAGTATTTCACGACGGTGTATGGAGGAGCACGACGTAACGCTAGTAGGTCCGAATTCTACATCTAATCGAACTTGGTTGAAACCCGGTTACGGTAGATCGGCCGGTCATATCTCCGGGGGTCTTCAGATGTTTAGGGTAGTTCACCCTCCAGAGTTCTACTTAGATCCTAGAATCATCTACACCGAAGACGTTTATAGAGTCTGCGCTCACCGAGAGGCAGACGGTGCGGTAGGGCGGATACACTATATCGGTTTCGATAAGACTAGAGCGGTACAGAACCCTGTACGACCTAGAGAAGGGAGTTTAGTAGACGCTAAGATAGATGAAGAGATTATCTTAGAACGCTTCGCAGGATCAGTAAAACTCAACGGCTATCGTAAGGTTATGGTTGGTCCTAAGCATAAGAGAGAAGAAGTAGACGTGCCCAACTGGCGGCAGGTAGGTAGAGCAAAACCGGCAAGGAGTTAGTAATGAAAACTAAATCTAACGTTAAGTATTGGACCTACGGCGTGGAACTAGAGTATGCCGATTGGGATACTAGAAACGGTTGGGAAGGATACGAACGCGATCCAGAACCGAACATCTGTAATAGCAACGGCATCGCGGCAGATCCTAGACTCATCTCGTATCCATTCGGAGGAGAAATCAATACACCACCTACGGATACGGTTGACGAACAAGTCGACTTGATGACTAGGTTTCTTCGTCGGTATCCTAGAGCCACGGTGAACTATCGTACCGGGATGCAAGTTCATATCCGGATACCTGGACTGTCGAAGGATCTTAAGCTACTTAAGCGGATTCAAAAGTACGTGTCGGAAAACTATGAGGTCTTTGACTTAGTTGATCCGCTACCGTACCCAACCGGAGAACAGTATCCGGAGAAGGAAGAACTCAAGGCGGCACGTAAGCGTTACCACTGGATGCGTATGAGTCACTTTTCTAGGATACCTCTCAACCGAGTGGAGAAGCAGCTGGCGGCATCGACGGTTCAAGAGTTCTTAGAAGCAGAAGTGCCGCGAAGTAGAGAGGGTAAAGTTTTGTGGCACGCTCAAGCTAGAGCGGCAGTTAACCTTCGTCAGCTTCTCCAAACCGATACGATTGAGTTTCGACACTTTCCGGGAGTCGTTGACGAGACCGAACTCTACAACTCAATCTCCTGGTGTCGCGACTATCTTGAAGCCGCACTAGAAGGACACTCGGCAACGAAACTCTTCAACGCTTACTACGCTGACGTTGACTTTCCTAAGCTCGATAGAATCTACGAGCACTGGATGGAGAAGCGTTGGAAAGCTACGTCGATTTCAAAAACGAAACGTCCGGAGGTAGAGGCGAACGTAGCGACGATTCTTGACGGAGAGTTCGATGACGTAAGCGAACGGTACGAGTGGCTGAACCCAAAGTATCAGTCACCTAATCCTCTCGGGATAGACTGTTATTCTTGAGACGAAAAAAGCCCGTCGATTAGGACGGGCTGAGGCGAACGGCGGTGGCCGTTAGACTTTCTTCTTTCCTGCGGGAGTTATCGTATAGACGACGACTTTTTTGCCGTCTACTTCTGCTTCGGACTTCCGAACGAGCTTGCGGTTGATGAGGTTATGAGCGTGAACCTTTCGTTGATTGATTTCGTCGTTGACGTAACCGGTTTGGTTACCGAAAACTTCCGTTCGAAGGTCGATAGCTTCGCAGACCTGCGGGCGGGTAACGGACTTACGAACCTTCTTGAGGTAAGCCAGAATCCTCAGCTGAGTACCGGTAAGCTCTCCGACCTCTTTCTTAGCGGTAGCTTTCTTCGTCGTCGTCTTCTTGACCGTCTTCTTCGCCGTAGCTTTCTTCGCCGTAGCTTTCTTCGCAACCGTCTTCTTCGCCGCCACTGCCTTCGTCGTTTTCTTCGTAGCCATTTTGCCGCTCCTTAAAAGGAAAGAGTAAAAAGTAGTAACCGACTACCTACTAGTATCGGGATAGAGCACCCAAAGTAAATAGGGATAGACCCAGAAAAATGAAAAATTCCAGGATTATTTTCGTAGACATAGACGAAGTTTTAGCGGATTTTACTACACCCGCCGTAGAAATCCACCGCTGGACGAGAAATCAACTCGAACGAGAGCGGAGTCCAGGCCAGTGGAGTATCGAGAAAACGATGGGCTTGAGTACGAACGAATTTTGGGAGCCTATCAACGCTTTAGGTACGCGGTTTTGGATCGACATAAAACCGCTACCTTGGTTCGAAGAACTACTAGCAGTTCTTGAAGGACTTAACGACCAAACGGAGTCGGAATGGTTTCTCTTGTCGAGTCCTTCGGTATCTCCTTCAGCTCATCTAGGAAAGTGTATTTGGATACGCAACTACTTCGGCACGCAGTTCGATAGGTTCTTCATCACTCCGTACAAAGAACTCTTCGCCCAAGCGGATAGAATCCTCATAGACGATAGCGAAGAGAACTTGTTTAAGTTCGAACGTCATGGAGGTAAGGGCGTTCTATTTCCAAGTAGAGGTAACGCGATGTTTCACGAAGCGGCAAACCCGATTCCTTACGTAAAGGAGCAACTCAATGCACTTGTACTATCCTAACGTCAATCACGCTTTCCGTGGACTAGTTCTCGACATGAACGAGCAGATTAGAATCCACAACCATCCGGAGAAGACTAGCCTCAAAATCGTAGCAACGCCTAGCCGGTATGGGGACGTCTACGCTTACCGTGACCCCGTAACCGTGACGTACGTTAGCCCAACCCAAAGAGTCTTATTCAACGAAGGTAGAGACTGTAATCCGTTCTTCCATCTGTTCGAATCCATCTGGATGTTAGCTGGTCGCCAAGACGTCGACTCATTGGCTTACTTTCTTCCCAGGATGCGAGAGTTCTCCGATGACGGAGAAACATTTCACGGAGCGTACGGCTATCGTTGGCGTCATCAGTTCGGATACGATCAGTTGAAAGTCATAATCGAAGAACTAAAGAAGGATCCAACGAGTCGTCGCTGCGTTATACAGATGTGGGATGCTTCAGATATAGAACGTATCTATAGGGATGAAAAACGACACGACCTTTGGACGGCTACTCACGGCGGTAAAGACGTACCTTGTAATACCCAGGCTTACTTTCGAGTAGTGAACGATAGGTTAGACATGACCGTTACTAATCGGTCTAACGATATGGTCTGGGGTATGCTAGGAGCGAACGTCGTACACTTCTCCTACCTACAGGAGTATGTAGCTAACTGTATAAAGTTGCCGGTAGGTTACTACCACCAATTTACTAACAACCTTCACGTCTACAAAAAGACGTGGACTCCAGAGAAGTGGAAAGTAGGTTCTTTGGTTTCTGACCTACGCTTCGCTGCGGATAAATCTTGTCCGATACCTTTAGTTGAAGACCCAGATAGATTCTTCGACGAAGCCAACGCTTTTATCGACGGCAACGAAACCCTACTCCATGAACCCTACTTAGCTAGGGTAGTCTCTCCGATGGTACTAGCTTTCCGCCACCATAAGGAACGGGACTATCAAAGAGCTTTCGAAGCTGTGAATCTAGTTTTGGACGAACAGTGGAGTATAGCCGGTAAGGCTTGGCTCAGGAAACGAGAAGAGAATTGGAGAAAGAAGAATGGAAACTAAGTATAAACCGGTACTAACCAAAAAGGATTTCGTTAGGAGATATGAGAAGGGAGAGTTTGGTAACCGTTCTCCTACTTGGCCGACGATAGAGGCTTGGGCTTGTTCTATGCCTAGTCCTAGAACGCTATACCATATCCGTAACCGGATAGCCGGAGGAGAGACGTGGTACGACGTACCGGGGTATAATATACCTAGGCTTTGGTATCGAGCGAAGAAGAAAATCGGAGAGTCTAATCTGTATATCTCTGCGATGGCTCCTACTAAGCTCACCGTGATCCAAGGAGAAGTCCGAAGAAGTGTTGACTACTTGGATCTAACTTATAGTACGGTTGTAGCTCCGATGCGTACGGCGTTAGCTACGGAGACAAAACACGCGAACTGGTACGGAGCGTATAACCTTCTCAGGGCAAACCTAGATGATAACAGCTGGTGGTGGTTGTGGGAACTACTTAACCGCTACCTAGACCACGTCGTTGAATTCTCTACCTACTCCAAACCTTGGGGAACACTACCTAACTTCAATACAGTCTTTTGGGAAGTGAGAAAATACTGATGGACCCGTTCGAATATCAGAAGCTGGCGAAGCGTACAGAGTGTAATCAAAGTAGATCCTACGACCGTATCGGGGAAGAAGGTCCAACGGCGATACGAATGATCCACGCGGCGTTAGGTCTAACCTCTGATGCCGGAGAAGTCGCTGCTTGTATAGAGCGTTGGCTCTACTACGGTAGAGACTTCGATAGGCTGAACCTCATCGAAGAACTTGGCGACTGTCTTTGGTATATCGCCCAGATGTGTAACGCTCTCGATATAGACATGGGAAACGTTATGGCGACTAACATCGCCAAGCTCAAGAAGCGTTACCCTGATAAGTTTATCTCAGAGCTGGCCGACGAAGAACGTAGAGACCGTAAGGAAGAGATACAAGCGGTCAGCGATACTCTAGAGGTTACTTCTCCGGATGCCTGTAGCTGTCCTTCCTGCGGATCGGAGGAACGAGTACATGACGTTACCGACATGGAGACGGAGCTACGCATTCTTTGTAGTAATAAGAACTGCCCTACCTGCGGTACGCCGGTTAGTGACGCTGTAGTCAAACGAGTCTACCTTGGGCTTACTCCTAACGGCGGTTGCCCTAACTGCGAAGGTCAGTTCGAAGTAGAGACAAAGATAAATGTAACGACTGGTAAAATAGAGCGGCTGAATCTGAAGAGGTCTAACTGATGGGAAAGAAGGAACTGCCGGATAGTCTTAAGCTATACGATTTTCACGGAGTCAACCTAGAGTATAGAGAAGGGAATCTAAGATGCGGTGGAGAGTGTCCGTGGTGCGGAGATACTGAGAAGTTTCGCGTAAACGTTGAAAAAGGTGTAGGCCAATGCTTTCGTTGCGGCGGGTTTAACCAAGCTACGTTTATTGAGCGTCTATGGAAGGAGAGTCTAAAGACGACTACCACGGCAGATTATAAACGCCTAGCTACTGAACGTGGGCTGGTACGGACTAGTACGCTTAAACGTTGGGGAGTCGTTAAGTCAGCTATCAGTAGTAAGTGGCTGATTCCGGGACATACTTACTCAAAGAAGCAAGGTAGTTGCGTTTTAGCCAACCTCTACAAGTACGAGTCGAAGTGTTTTAGTAGCCCGCTAGTTTTCGACGACGGTAGCCATCGACTCCGGACGTGTCTGTTCGGTCGTAAGCTCTATCGAAAGTCTAACCAAGTTGTAGTATTAGTTGAGGGAGCTTGGGACGCTATGGCGTTAGATGAGGTATTCAGATCTCATAGCGTACCTTATACGGTCGTAGCTACTCCCGGTTGTAAGATATTCAAGGAAGAATGGCTACGCCTATTCAAGGGTAAAGAGGTCTGGGTGTTATTCGATAACGACCACCCAACAAAGCATAACCCTGAGCCGGCAGCGTTAGCTGGTATAAAGAAAGTAGCCAACGCTCTCTACGGTACGGCTAGTGACGTTAGGTATTTAGATTGGAGTGCTAAAGGCAACCAATGGAACCCTGAGCTTTCTTCTGGCTACGATATTCGAGACTACCTAACTTCGAAGAAGACGACTATCAGAAGGTTGGATAAGTTCAACGAGCTTTCCGACGACATCCGCTCAGTACCTAACGAGTGGGTAGATCCAAACGATAAGACTTCTAACAAAGAGACCGTCAACCCGTTAAACTGTAAAAGCTATAGAGCGTTGACGATGTCGTGGAAGAGAGCGTTAAAGTGGACCGATGGTCTAGACTACGCTTTATCGGTTATGCTTGCTAGCGTAGTCTCTACGAAGATGCAAGGAGACCAGCTTTGGCTGAAAGTTATCGGTCCTGCTAGCTGCGGTAAGAGTACCCTATGCGAAGCGTTGAGTACTAACCTTACTCACGTTATCCCTAAGAGTACGATACGCGGGTTCCATAGTGGCTATGGGGACGGAAGCCAAGATAACTCGTTGATAGATCGGTTACGCGGTAAGACGCTAGTAACGAAAGACGGCGACACGCTTCTTCAAACTCCTAACCTAGGACAGATCCTAGCAGAGGCTAGAGACATCTACGACGGTACGAGTAGGGCTCATTATCGTAACCGCGTTCAAAACGACTACAACGGTATCCGAATGACTTGGATACTCTGCGGTACGAACTCCTTGCGCTCTATCGACTCCAGCGAACTAGGAGAACGCTTTCTTGACTGCGTTATCATGGATCGTATCGACCAAGATATGGAACGAGAGATAGCAATTAGAAAGGCTATCAAGGCTTGGCAGTCAGTTAACGTAGAAGCGAACGGTAAACCCGAAAGCCAACAAGAACCGGAGCTAACGAAAGCGATGGCGATGACCGGAGGTTATATTAACCATCTCAAAGAGACGGCGATAGAAACGTTGAACGGGATGGGCGATATAACAGAAGAGTTCGCTGAATACATCTATTGGCTAGCTAAGTTAGTAGCGGTTATGCGTGCTAGACCTTCGAAGATGCAGGACGAAAGCGTTGAGAGAGAAGTATCTACCCGCCTCACCTCTCAACTGATTAGACTCTCTAAGTGTCTAGCCGTAGTTCTCAATCGGGACGTTAACGACGAGCTAGTTACCGAACGAGTAGCTAGGGTAGCTCTCGATACGAGTAGAGGTCCGACGCTAGAGATATGTAAGCATCTTTACGCTTTCGACGACGGCGTATCTAACGAGTCGATCCACGTACTTACCGGACTTAACCGCTCTAAAGTTTCTGGTCTACTCTCGTTCCTTCGTAAGATAGGAGCGGTACGTTGCGTGAAGAAGGATAACAAAAAAGTTTGGAAGTTAGATCCGACGACAGTAGAGATGCTAGAAGCAGTCGACAATGACGCCAAGGTACTTTTGTAAGGAGTCTCCAGTGATCGATTCTAAAGTCAGCTGCGATTACTGCGGAGCGTTAATGCGAGAAGGAGCCAACACCTGTTCTAGGTGCGGCTTCTACCAACCTAGCGAACAGTATATTGAAGAAGCTACGGCTAGGATACGGATGGGTTGGTCTAATCGGGAACACCTCTCCAGAGCAGGTATAACTCAAGAGAAGAGAGTAGAAACGAAAATAGCTACCTTCGTAACAAACGGTAGAGTTGATAGGAGAGAGTATCGTGACTAAGTTCGTCTACGTAACCGGCCAAGGTCGTAGTGGTTCGCTATTTCTAGCTACGCTTCTAAACCAAGCGAAGAACGCTACGATATACCATGAGCCTCTTAACGATGCCCTACCCTACTCCGTTTCGACTAAGAGCGAAGCTCAAGCGAAGAACTTTGCTAGCGTTCGCTCTCGGTGGATAAAGGCTCAAGCTAAGAAGGTGGGTACGCCTATCTTCGGTGAGGTTAACTCGTTCCTTCGTAGGACGGTCCCGCACTTTAAGGGCTTACTGGGACCGCTACTAACGTTCCATCTCGTTAGGGACGGTAGAGACGTGGTACGCTCGATGGTTAGTCGTAACGTACTAGGCGGAGACTTTACCGCCGTATGTCGCTACTGGGGGACTGAGGTAGAGTATGTTAGCCGTTACGTAAAGACGGCGATACGCTTGGAGGATCTACTCTCGGGCTATCCTTCCTTCAGGAAACATATCCTGGAGCCTACCGGGATAAAGTTAGACGAGTACACCTGGACCTCGATGAAGAAGGAGAAGCTCAATAAGTGCTACGAATATACGATACCTTCGTGGGACGATTGGGATGCTAAGCAGCGAACTACATTTAAGTTGTACTGCGGTAAGATGATGTTGAAGTTCGGTTACTGGAAATAATCCGAAGGAGAAAGCTGTGGAAAGAATCACTAGTCATAAAGTAAATGGTCTGAACAAGACTCTAGAGATTTCAGTGTTAGATGAGCCTGGGAAAGGTAACGCTTGTCATGCTTATACCATTTACTGTCCGAATGACGAGTTCAACGAAGAACTAAATGGTTCGGTCATATGTAATATTGGATTTCAGAAAGGTCCGATTCAAGAGGTTGGGGTAAACGGTATTAGTAACGAAGCGTTACTCGCAGTTGTAGAGCATCGTCTCCAAGGTTTTCAATCAGGAGAATACGCTTGTAGGGAAAACGCTTTGGCTCTAACTAAGTTACAAGAGGCGATGATGTGGCTTCATAAGCGTACACGTGATCGCGTTGCTAGAGGCGTAGAGGGTACTTACGAAAAGTAGATAGTCCGAAGGAGAGCGGCATGAATCAACACGAGAAGTTTAAGAACGCGGTGGCTAATTTCGAGCAGGCTGAAGTGTCGGCTAGAGAAGCGGAGATGGCGGCGAAGTTGGCCGGAGAAACAAGAGACTCTATGAGGACTAAGTTGACTAAGACAGTCCACGCGGTATTCGGAGATAGACCGGTCATCTATAAGGGTAAGCGGTATTCTGTGGTTGTACTAACCGACGGACCTGTCCTGAACATTACCAACGCCCAAGAAGCTATCGTGGAGGACTAATGATGTCGGATCTTATAGAACGCATTGATCAAGCGTTGGCTTTACTCAGCCCTACTAATCGAATGGTGGGTATCGAGTGCGAGTGCGATATAACCGTAGGTCATATCTGCGAAGAATGCTTCCTACACTCGACGTTAAGTGAAGCACGTCGAGAGCTGCTCAGGCCTAGGGGAATGTTACTTCAGGTGAAGATAAGAGAGGTACTAGTCGAACCAAGAGCGACAGCTGACTATCAGCCGTTTCTTGAAGAGTTGGTAGCGTTCTCTCTTCACTACGGTTGTCGAGTACGAAGTAGTTGGGACGGTAAACCGATAGTGATTGACCCAGAGGTAACGCGGGATATACTCAAGGTTTGTAAGGAGTCTCCAGCTAACTTGGATCCTAACTTCTACAGTTTCGACGCTGGATAGTCCTATAGTATATAGAGTAAGGAGGATAGTGAAAGATGGGGAGTAGTATTGAACCGAAGCTGAGAGGAGCCAATTTAGCTAGGCTAAAGGGTATGCAAAGAGTCTTCGTTGAGGAGCTACTTGCTGACGAGTCGTTTAATGCTACTTCAGCTGCGAGGAAAGCTGGGTATAAGAATCCATCGGTAGCAGGTGCTAGGAACTTGAAAAACGCTGTCGTTAGAGCGGCAATCGGTAAAGCTCTTCAAGAGCGTATCGAGCGGTGTAAGTTGACGTCAGACGAAGTTCTTAAGCACCTAGCTGCCGCTTTGTTTTTAGATCCTATCGACTTGATGGAAGTAGGCAACGACGGTTCTCAAGTAGTTAAGAATCTAGAGGATATACCGCCGCACGTTAGACGTTGTATAACGAAGATCAAGCAACGTACTCGATACGTAGACGGCGAACCGGACGTAACTACTGAAGTAGAAGTTATGAGTAAGGACTCCGCGTTGACTAACGCTCTTAAGCATCTAGGGCTAGTCTCTCCAGAGGGTAATACGAACAATCTAGTCATAGCTCCTAACTTTCTAGGAGAACTCCTAGAGAAAGTAGAAGCAGAGCGCAAGGTTATCGATGGGGACTATATTGAAGCGAAAGCGAAAGAGCGAAAATGATAAGACGAAGTGAGACGGAACTCCTTACTGACCCTCTAGCGTTTCAGACGGCGTTGTGGCCTAACGTTAGATTCTACGATAAACAGCAGGACGTTATCCAAAGCGTAGTCGACGACGATATGACGGTTGTTCCCGCAGGGAATATGCTAGGAAAGGATTTCGTAGCAGCGTTTATAGCTGTATGGTACTTCCTTAGTCGTAAGCCTTGCCGTATCGTTACTACGTCGGCTAAAGACGACCACCTTAGAGTTCTCTGGGGCGAAATAAACAACTATATCCAGACGTCTAGTTTTCCGCTTACCGTCGATAAAGGCGGACCTCTAATAGTTAACCATCGAGAGATAAAGCGTAGGCTACCGGACGGTAGTATCTGTCCCGTATCCTATATTCGCGGTATGGTAGCTAGTGCCGATTCTATAGCGTCGATGCAGGGCCATCACGTAGCGAACGTAGGAGACGGCATACCGCGTACTCTCTTTATCGCTGACGAAGCTAGTAGCGTTCCGGACGATTATTGGAAGATGGCTCGTACTTGGGCTAAGCGTGCTTTGATAATCGGTAACCCGTGGGACTGTGCTAACTTCTTCTTCAAGAGCGTTAAAGGTGACCCGTCTATCAATGATCCTGGAGGGAATCTATTTAGCGAAGACGGCAGGCGTTGCTATCGTAGAGTCATTCGTATTAGGGCCGAAGATTCTCCAAACGTTCGCTTGGGTCTTAGTGAAAAGGCTAAAGGTAGAAAGCCAAGCTATCGCCAAATCATACCGGGAGTCAAAGACTTAGAGGAGTACGAGAAGAACCGACTAACGTGGGACCCTATTCAGCAGTGCGTATCTCTCGATGGAGATTTCTACGAAGGGTCAGAGGTTAGGCTCTATCCTCCGGATTGGTTACGTAAGGCTCAGAAGGTTGGTAACGCTCTAGACGTTCGCCGTAGACCAAAGAATAGGTGGATGGGTATCGACGTAGGAGAAGGTGGAGACGATACCGTATGGACGGTTATCGACGAGCAGGGTATTCTCTTCCAGGAAGCTATCAAAACTCCGGATACGTCAGTTATACCTACCCAAACGATAGACCTTATAAAGCAGTATCAGATAGATCCTAAGAACGTCCTATTTGATAGAGGTGGAGGAGGGTACGAGCATACAAACTACTTACGTAAGATCGGTTATCAAGTTCGCTCTATGGGCTTCGGAGAAGCTGCTACTGACCCGTTTATCTCTAGGCGGATGAAATCGACTCAGGAGCGTACGGAGCAAGTCGAAGTTAAGTACGTCTACCGCAATCGTAGAGCGGAGATGTACGGTATGCTCCGAGAGCTTATCAATCCGATGCTAAGAGAGAAACCGTTTGGTATTCCTTCCCAGTATACCGAACTACTAAACCAACTACGTCCGTTACCTCTACAATTCGATCAGGAAGGGCGGATGTATTTACCACCAAAGGATAGACGCTCAAAAGACTCTAAAGAGCAAACGCTGAAAGAGATGCTAGGTTGTTCTCCCGATGAGGCGGATAGCCTAGTATTAGCTACGTTCGCTATGGAACGCGTCAAGCGCAAGCTCGTACTCAAGTCATACTAAGGAGATCGTTATGGCTACTCGAATAACAAAGAACCAGTTAGCGAAGAAAGATCAAGAACTGAAAGAACGTCGGCTAGTCGTCGATGAGCTTATAGCCAATGCTATGACTCAACGTTCGAACTATATGAATCGTCTCTTAGACGCTAGGCGGGACATCGACGCTGAATGCGGATATACCCGCGTGTCCGATCTAACGCTAGAGCACTACCAGACGATGTATGACGCCGAAGGAATAGCCCAACGAGTCGTCGAAGTACTTCCTGAAGAAACGTGGAAGGTGCAACCTAGTATCTACGAAGATGAAGACCCAGATTCATCTACGTCGTTTGAAGAGTCCTGGACAGAATTCTGTAGAGGTTTACTAGGCGAAGAATCTTGGTATGGAGACGAAGCTGGTAATCCCGTATGGGAGTACCTAGGGAGAGTCGACAAACTAAGCGGTATCGGCTACTACGGCGTACTCCTCTTAGGACTAGACGACGGTAAACCCCTCAACGAACCGGTAGAAGGTAACGCCCACAAGGTAACGTTCCTACGTTGCTTTAGTAACCATCTAGCGTCTATCGCTGCGTTCGAAACGGATCCAAGCCTACCTCGATACGGTAAACCGACGTCCTACAATCTAAAGTTCTCCGATCCTTCGAAGGTTTCCGACGTCGTAGCATTCGAACCTTCGGAGACCGTTAACGTTCATTGGACTAGAGTACTCCACGTAGCAGATACTCTAGAGAGTAGCGAAGTCTTTGCCGTACCTAGAATGCGTCCGGTATTCAATCGTCTCCAAGACCTCCAAAAGCTCTACGCTGGATCAGCGGAGATGTATTGGCTAGGAGCGTTGCCGGGTTTAGCGTTCGAGACGCATCCTCAGCTAGGTGCCGATTGGTCCGACGATTCTCTAGAGGGCGTACGAGAAGCGGTCATGGCTTATAAGGATGGTCTTCAACGTCACCTAGCCGTAGCCGGTACTCAAGTTAAGACGTTAGCTCCGCAGGTGGTAGATCCTTCAGCCCAGATCGACAAGATACTAGAGGCTATCTGTATCAAGTTAGGTATCCCTAAGAGAGTCTTTATGGGTAGCGAACGCGGAGAACTCTCTAGCGGTCAAGACAAAGACACGTGGAACGAGCGTTTAGTTGGTAGACAGAAGAACTACGTAACTCCACGTATCATCGTACCCTTTATTGATCGACTAATCATGCTAGGCGTTCTTCAAGAACCTAAAGAGGAATACCACATCGAATGGCCTGATCTCGACGAACTACGCCCGAAGGATCAAGTTGAAATCGCTGCTCGTAAGACCGAAGCTATCGTCAAGTACGTCGGAGGCAACGGAGATAACCTCATAGAACCTGAGATGTTTCTGACTAAGATCCTAGGTATCGAAGAAGACGAAGCCAAAGAGATTATCGACGCTACGGCAGAGTACGTTGAAGAGCAAGAACCAACTACGGCGGAGCTACTCGAACAGCAGCAATTAGAGCAAAGCCAAGCTACCTTCGAAAGAGAGCAAGGAGAGTCTAATGGCGACAATAACCCGTTCGGAAAGAAAGCCAAAGAAACCCCGAAGGGTAAACCCGCTGAAGGTGGATCCGACAAGAACGGTGATGCTCCGAAAGCGTTTCGTAAGGGAAATGAATAAGAGGTTTCGTCTACTCAAAGGACAGATCCTCAAACTTATTATCGACGAAGATGCTCTAGGCTTACGCTCTAGGCGTACGCCCGTAACTAACCGCTGGCAATTTCGCAGCGATAGCGAAGGTGTAGAAGCGTTCCACGACTGGGTTCTTCAACAGTCTAACGAAGGAGTCATTGGTAGTAACGTATCCGGCGATAACTGGATGACTAACTACATCGAAGAAGCTCACGAGAAAGGAAAGGCCAGAGCTTTCGATGACTATCGTAAAGGTTACGCCCAGGATGCTTCTACGGCTGACTTCTACCTAGGTTCCAAACAGGAGTTTCTACGTAGTGCGTTTGACCGAGCAGTCTCCGCCGACAAGGTAAGACTCTTAGCCTCCAGAGCCTATACGGACTTAGTAAACGTAACGGCTACTATGGCTACTCAGATGCGACGTACGCTTACAGACGGTATCATACGCGGAGACTCACCCCGTAAGGTAGCTAGAGAGCTTAACCGTACCGTAGACAAGATAGGAGCGACACGAGCTAGGACGATAGCTAGGACGGAGACTATACGAGCGCACGCCGAAGGCCAACTAGATGCCCTAGAGAAGCTGGGCGTAGAGGAGCTAGGCGTACTAGTCGAATGGTCTTCTACTGGAGACGATAGAGTTTGTCAACTCTGCCTACCTCTAGACGGCGTAACGCTAAAGCTCAAAGAAGCTCGTGGTATGTTACCGCGTCATCCTAACTGCCGCTGCGCTTGGATACCGGCTAACGTCGGAGAGAAGAAGAAACTATCCCAACGTAAGTCTAAGGCACGTATTGAACGAGCCAAGGATAAGTCGTTGACCGCCGAAGCTCCTAAATACGATCCAAAGGATCCACGTACGATAAAGCAGGGTAAGCGAAAACTTACCAAGAAAGAACGTTTAGCCATCGGTAGGAAGAAGTCTAGTTGGTACGGTGCCGATCTTAGCGTTTCCAAAGTACGTCCTAAAGCTCTAGTAGGAGAAAGCCTAAAGAGCCAAGCTAAACGTCATGCTAGTTTAGCTATCAAGGCCGGTAATCTTGGACCTACCCTAGCTACGGAAATAGCCAAGGAAGCAGGCGTGTCTCCTACCGTAGCCAAGATGGCTCTAACCGCTGCGACTATCGGAGACTTTACCGTTCCAGGGTTACCGGTAGGCTCTGTAGCTGTATCTCTTCTAGCCTCTGCTAAGAGCCCAGCTGCTATGTCGAGGGTAGCCCGTAAGATCGTACACGAACTAATGAGGCTTTACTAATGCCTTCTACACTAGAAACAAAACGAGTAGCTTTACAAACTGCGTTAAGAGCTAAAGCTTGGGTCGGAGATGAAGAACGTTGGTTCTTCGGCTACTTCGCAGCTAGAGACGAACAAGCTACTCACGACGAAGCGATGGATATAGCAGACCGTTATATGGAGAAACTTAAGCAGGAGGAAAAATGAGCGGCACTAAATTTACTCCTACGGAGAAGAAGATGCTAGAGATACTTAGTGATGGTAGACCTCACCGCCGCAAAGAGCTACACGCTTGTTGCGGACCTAGCTCTGAAAGAGGAACGGTCTATAGACACGTATCCTCGATACGTACTAAGCTAAAACCTAAGGGAGAAAACATTGTTTGCGTTCTCCTCAATAGGTCGGTACATTACCAACACGTAAGACTCTTGCAAAGTCCGTATGACGGTAGGTCGTAAGCCTTAAACCTACTTTCTTTCTATCCACTCTACGCAGCCTATATCGACCTAGCTATATCAAGTAAGAAGAACCATAATAGTAGTAAGGAGAACGCTATGGAAACCTTGGTTGCTAACTTTACCGGTACTATCCGTCGAGAGACGATGGGCGGTAGGGAATACATCGTAGCTCCGCTTACGATGATCGTTCCTGGCGTACTAGCCGGTAGCGATGGACCGCTATACTATCCCGCTGAGGAGATATCAGCTAACTACCGCTCTTGGGATCATATCCCTATCGTCGTCTACCATCCGGTGAAGGAAGGCAAAGCGGTATCGGCTAGGACTCCCGAAGTTCTCAATAAACAAGGCATCGGCGTTATTCTAAACGCTCATCTTTCCCAGGACGGTAGCGGAAAGCTTCAAGCTGAAGGTTGGTTCGACGTAGAGCACGTTCAGAGAGTTGATAGCAGAGTATACGATTCTCTGACGAACAATACGCCTATCGAGTTAAGTACTGGGCTAGGTCTCGACCAGAAAGAAAAGCCTGGCGTATACGCAAGCAAAACCTACAAGGCTATAGCTACGAACTACCGACCTGATCATCTAGCTATCCTCCCAGACCAACTTGGAGCTTGTTCTCTGAAGGATGGCTGCGGAGTTCTCATAAATAAGAAAGAAACCGACCCAACAAAGGAGAATACTCTCATGGGTAAGAAAGAGGACTTGATTGCTTCGCTTATCGCCAACTGCGATTGCTGGAGCGAAGACGACAAGGAGATTCTCAACGGTATGTCCGAAGAGAAGCTTCAAACGCTGAACGAGCACGTTACTCGTTCCAACGAAGCAGTTGAAGTAGCTAACGCTGCGCGTAAAGGCTTCGAAGATAAGACCATCAAAGTGGTCGTCAATTCCAAAGGAGAGTTTGACGTGAAGAAGAAAGAGGAGAAACCGCCGGAAGTCAAGCCGACAGTTAACAAAGCTCCGGCTAGTCCGCCTGCTCCTCAGACCGAAGACGAATGGTTTGCGAGTGCTCCGGAGTCGGTACGCCGAACGGTAGCGAACGCCGTACAGATGGAGCAGAAAGCGAAAGCTGACGCTATCGAAGTCATTACGAAGAACGAGACAAACCCGTTCTCAAAAGATCAACTGGAAGCCATGGACGTCGATACCCTTCAAGGTATGGCGAAACTCGCCAAGCCGGAAGCCAAGCCGACCATCGCGAACTATCTTGGGGCGTCGACTCCTGCTCCTACCGGAGGAGTAGCGAACCAGAACGAAGAAACTGAACCGTTGATTCCGCCCACTATCAACTGGGCTGATACTGACGAGTAGTCAACGGAGTTACTAGACCCAAGCCATCTTCCTGGAGGATATAATCAATGGCTAAAGGAAATGAAATCATCGTCAGTGCCGAACCGCAAGGAAGGTTTATTGAGGGTATCGTCAGCGGTACTCCGAAGCCTGGTACTGTGATGCAAGTTAAAGCGGCAACCGCCGCAGATGCTAGCGGAAAGCATACGTGGGAAGTCTATAACGCTGCCGCCGACGGCAACCAACGACTTATCGCGGTTCTGCTTCCTGACGCTCTTAGCGGGCAGCTAGCCTCTACCGCGTACGTTACGGCTACGCGATGCTTCCTGTACGTACCTATCGCTGGCGAAGAGCTTAACATGCTCTACGCTAATATCTCCGGTACGTCCGATGCGTTTGCTGTTGCCGACATCATGATGGTAGACGATGGAACGGGTAAGCTCGTCGCAACTACCGGTACGCCGGAAAGCGAACCGTTCATCTGCCTGGAAGCCCAAACCGCGTTGACCGCCGATGCGCTCGTCTGGAGTATGTTTACCGGCTATTAATGTTCGCTGGTCTCGCCACGGACTATAACCAAAACCCTCATGGAGGTTTATTCAATGTTTACTGATTACGTTCTCAATGGAGCGGGTCATGGCGACGTAGGCGAACAACTAGCCGGATGTCGTTTTGAGCCTACGCTCTTACGTCCGTTCGTCGGAAAGGATGGACGCAAATACGTCACGGTCAATACGGGTAGAGTTGGCGACGACGGCAAACCGGTTTACCAAAATCGTCTCGTACGCGATATGATTGACTACGGTGTTCCGGAGTTTGTTATCAACGCTACCGCTCTCCGTAAAGACGAGTGGAAGATGTTCGACCAAGTAGTCATGAAGGCTGCTCGTCAACGATTCCGCGCATGGTCTGACCTTGAAGCCCGCAATTCGTTTGGCGGATTCAACGGTATGTCGAAGATGATTCTGGAACACGAAACGATGAGTGATCCGGGTGAAGCCGTCGTCGATATGGACGGTCTGACTCCGGGACGTACGGATGCGCCCGTCTTCCAGCTGGAAGGTTTGCCGCTTCCTATTACTCACTCTGACTTTTGGTTCTCTAGTCGTCGTTTAGCCGTTAGCCGAAACACCGGTACGCCGTTGGATTCGACTATGGCCGAAGCCGCAGGACGTCGTGTTGCCGAAGCTATCGAGAAAACGCTCATCGGTATTAACGCTGGCGTTCAATACGGTAACACCTCCGACTACGGACAAACGCCGAAGGTTTACGGTTATACGACGCACCCGCAACGTACGACCAAGACCGATATCACAACGCCGACTGGTACCAACTCGAATACGACGTTGGCCGAAGTTTTGGCGATGCGACAGCTGGCGTACGATAACTACATGTACGGACCTTATATGCTCTACCATTCGAGCGACTGGGACACGTACATGGATAACGATTATTATATCACGTCTGGGACTCCTACCCAAACGTTGCGTAATCGTCTTCGTGCGATCGACGGTATTCAAGACGTTCGCCGTTTGGACTTCTTGACGAATACGTTTACTCTCCTTCTCGTCCAGATGACTTCGGACGTAGCCCGTGCCGTTAACGGTATGGAACTTACTACGGTCCAATGGGAGTCCCAGGGCGGTATGAGAGTCAACTTCAAAGTGATGGCGATCAAGGTTCCGCAGATACGAGCCGACTACAACGGCAAGAGCGGAATCATTCACGGTACCACTTCGTAGGAGTGGTTCTCCATCGGACGGGACCAGGGCTAGGCTTTCGGGTTTAGCCCTGGCCTTTTATCTACTCTCTCAAAGGATAGCGGCATGAAGTTTAGAGTACTGGGCGGCAACCACAGTCAAGATGGTAAGGTCTTTCAAAAAGGCGACATTGTAGAGACCGATAAACCTCTCGACAAAATCATGGCTAACAAGTTCGTGCGGATTCTTGAAGGAGCATCGGCTACTGAAGAAGCTCCTACTAACAAGCTCGATACCGAAGTAGCCGACGGTTTACAAAACATGACGGTAGCGGAGCTCAAAGCGTTCGCGGCTGACGAAGAAATCGACTTGGGGACGGCTACGAAGAAAGCGGAAATCCTCAATACAATCCGAGCAGCGTTAGACCTTGCGTAAGGAAGTAAGTCATGGCGATCCGAACTACGCCTACCGAAGTAAAACAAGTCTTGGAGACCGAAGACTCCATTAACATGACTCCGTTTATTGGTCCGGCTAGTAGGCTCGTGGATTGGCTTTCTTCCCAGGATACGAGCGGAGAGCTGAGTGACGACGTTCTAAAGGACATTGAAACTTATCTCTCCGCTTGGCTCTATAGTCTCCGCGACCAACCGTTCATGTCTAAGAACACTGGTAGAAGCGGAGCTACGTTCCAAGGCGAGATGGGAAAGTATTTCGAGCTTAACTACTACGGCCAAGCTGCTCTGATGATGGATACGACGGGCAGACTCCGGACGTACCAAGAACAGAAGACGAGAGCCAAGGTACTCTGGCTAGGAACTAACTACAAAGACCACGATAGCAACGACCCAGCTTACGACTAGAGCCATGCCTAACCTAGAGATCAGTTCACTACACGAGAAAGCGGTGCTGTACGCTAAGTCGAGCTTTAACAAGTTCGGGGAGCAGACAGTATCTACCGCCGTAGAGATAGACGCTAGGTGGGAGTTAGGCGTAGCTTTAAACATCGACCTATTCTCTACTACGAAAGAAGCGGATGGAATCGTTTGGGTAGACCGAGATATAACGAACCACTCACTACTTTACCAGGGCGGTAAGTCCGACCTCCCATCGCCGGTTACCGACCTCTACGAAGTTATCGACTTTACGAAGATACCCGACATAAAAGGTAGACACCCGGAACGAGTCTGTTTAGTCCGAAAGTTTAACGACACTCTTCCAAGCTAGGAGCGTAGCATGAAAAGCATAGCGGCTATTCTGTTGCTGGCTCTTATTCCGTCAACCGGATACGGCCAGTGGGATGTAGGTGGTAGCTGTAGTCCGCAGACTACCACGACGGTCCAGGTTGGATCGACCCGTACCAGCGTAACGATCAACAAAGTTCCGATGATCTGTAGGATCCAAACCCAAGATAACTCTCTAGGCTCTGGGGCTTGGTGCTACTCTCCGGTAACGAAGCAGTACGCCATCCTGACCGCGTGGCACGTGGTAAGCGGCTGCCCCAGGTCTAAGGTTGATATCTACTTTCCCGCTACCGGCTTTCGGTGTAAGGGTAAGGTTCACAAATTCTACAAAGAGCATGACGTTTGTAGTATCATCCCGGAGACTACGCCGAACGTTAAGCCAATTAGAGTCTCGACGGTAGACGTCAAAATAGGAGAAAGCCTAAACTGCGCTGGACTTGGGGGTAAACCCCGCAAAGGCTTTCTCTGTTGGAGAGGTAGAACCATACAACGGTATAAGTACCGTTCGCACTTTAAGGACTATCAAGCTACCGCCGTGACCGTTAGTAAGGCTTGTAGTCAAGGAGATAGTGGAGGGCCGGTTTGGAATTCTACCGGACGTCTAGTCGGCGTTATAACGGCTGACGAATCTAAGACAAACGTAACCGTCATAACTACCGGGATGGTCCGCCGTAAGTGTCGTCTCTTCCACATGCTATTCCCTTGTAAGAAACCTCCGCAAACTCAAGTACGTGTAGAGACTAGTCAACCTATCTACGAATACCAAGCTCCGTGTCCGGACCCACCTCCAGTAGATCCTATACCCGATACGCCTCCAGTGGATCCGCCGGTTATTTGTCCTCCTCAACAAGTGAGCGTTGACTATGAACGTATCATTAACGAAGTCTACGCGAAGATGGAAGAGAACGCTGATAAGTTTCGCGGTCCTGCCGGAGCTAATGGTGCGGACGGTGCTATGGGACCACCGGGACAAGACGGCCAGATCACCGCTGAGCATTTGGCGGCTATATCTCAAGCTCTAAAGAACGATCAAGAGTTTATCGCGAAGACTACCGGACCTCCAGGCAGAGACGGTACGCCAGCCGACGTTAACGCTCTCGCCACGGAAGTCCTAGCTATACTTCGTACCAACCAAGAGATAGAACCTAATTGGTCTCATCTAGTCGTCGTAGCTTCCCAAGAAGCTGAGTATTGGGACCGACTAAATAGCCAGATAGATAAAGCTCAAGACTACTATCATCGTCTTAGGGTTATAGAACCTCCGGACGATAAAGACATTGGGCCGTTACCAGTGATGGTAGCGTATAACAAAGGAAAGCCGATCAGGGATTGGTCGGGTTATCGAAACGTAACGGATGCACTTCATAGAATCACCAGGGGGGATTTTGATGACGACATCAAGACTCCTGGTGAGGACGATTCCTAAAGCTCCGCGATAGCGGTAAGGAGTTAGAAATGGCGTTGGACGAAAACGTTGCTGATCTTCTCAAGATGGAAGGTATGGCTGGGGCACGCGAGAGTGCTAGGTTGACCGGCGTGGTCGACAGAAACTTGGTTCAAGGTTTGGGCGTTATCAACTCGACGCTCATCCAGCAGGCTGGCGGAGTAGCCGACGACGCAGCTACGATGGCCGCGTTGCGTAGTTCGGTATACGTCCCGAAGGGTGACGTTGGAGCCTAGTCATCGACTGAGACTATAGCCATGTTAAGGGATGACGGGCTAGGGCAGCGGTCTATCTTAGCGGGTGGACCGCTGCTTTACTAAACTGGGAGCGGTACTATGTCTGAAGAAATCGACGAAATTTGGGATGAGGCCCTTAAGGAGATAGCCGCCAATCATCAGGTAGGTAAGAATCACCAATACCTTTGCGAAGAAGCAATCGGTAACATCGCGGCGTTGAAAACTATCAACGATACGTCCGTGGAGGAGATGTTAAAAAACTCATGAACGATGCGACTATAAATCCAGACGTCCGGAACAAAGTTCTGCGAGTCGCATCCGACGCTATCGCAGAACGAAACAAGTTAACCCGATTCTTCCGGTATAACGCCCAAGCTAAGCACGGCGTTCCGCAAGATCCAAACGATACTATCGAACCCCAAACGGTAGAGGTACAGCGGACGGTAGAGGTACCAAGAACCGAACGTATCGTAGTAGAGCACATCAAGTCCGATGTAGCAGAACCGACTACGCCCCAACCGGTAGTAGCAACCTCAGATACAGATCCTTGGAAAAAAGCAGCTATGGTACTGGGGTCTGCCGCTGCCCTAGTAACCGCTGGGACTCTCGGCTGGTGGGCTGCAGGTACGAAACCGCCAGAGTCCCAGAGTACACCCGCAGTAGAGAGGCAGGAAGTTCCTCAATACCAGTCTCCGCTTCAGTACCTTGAAGATAGAGGAGAGCACCTACCATGACGTACCAAGAGGAGTTCTTAAAAAACCATTTCGAGAAGCAACGTGAGATAGACCGCGTAGCCCTCGACAGCGTTACGAAACTAGCGTCAGAGAACAACGAGCTTATCCATAGGCTTGGCGTTATCTCCTCCAGGAGAGTAAGCGATGGCGGACAATCCAGCGAAGAAGATGCTTGAAGAGTTAGATAAGATCGACGTCGAAAACCAGGTCATGGAACAATCGATGTTTGGAGTTAGCGGACAGCTAAACATCGATCCGAGAGTGACTCAAATTGCTAGTCTCCTTCAACAAAATCCGATCGTGATTACTCCTGCCTTAAAGTGGGTTCAACAAACGATAGGACGTATCAACCTAGCTCAGCTTAAGGTTCTGTACGGAGAAGAAGAACTAGAGCGTATGTTAGAAGAGGCAAACAAAACCTAGGAGACTAGTCATGGACGACTTAGATAGATTGTTCGGCCCCAGGCCTAGTCCTCACGACCGTTACGTATACGAGTTTGCGCCCGTACGTACGATAGATGGAGATACGATAGTCGCAGACATCGACCTAGGGTTTGAAGCTATTCTTCATAACCAAGCCATACGGCTACTCGGGATACAGTGCGTTGAACGGTCCGAACGAGTAGCTTGGGACAAAGCCAGAAACAGAGTCATCGAACTCTTAGCTGGCGGCGAAACTTTTCTTATTCGAACGATCTACGACAAGCGTGGTTCGTTTAAGCGTATCCTCGCAATCGTGTGGATAGACGGTATTTGTTTAAACCGACGGCTAGTAGAAGAAGGACATGCTGTGCTATGGGGTATCTAACTGGACTAATACTGCTAGCGGAAACCGCAGAAGTAGCCTCTTGGGTGAGTATCATCGAACGGGTTGGTATCTCTGTCGTATTACTTTGCGGCTTAGGCTACATCCTAGGATGGAAGCTAGGTCCACGAGTCGTTGACGGCCACCTAAAGTTTCTGGATAAGACTACAGAAGCTATGGAGAGCTTAGTTTTATCTCAGAAGAAGATCATCGGCAAACTAGACGACGTAGCCTCAGTAAGCAAAGACACCGACAAGTTTATGGGTATCGTTCAAAAAGAGCACGCTACTCAAGAGGATAAGATTGACGCGGTCCACGACGACGTTAAGAAGATCAAGTCAGTTGTTGTAGCTAGAGAAGACGAAGAGTAGAAACTGTAGGATAGACTATGACGATAGACGAGCTATTTGATGTTGTAGAAGAGACTACTACAACGACCGGCACCGGAGCGTTAACGGTAGGTGGAGCGACTACTTGGCACGAGTCGTTCAACGATACCGTTGCGGACGGCGGTGAATGCGTTATCCATATCCGTCACCAAGAAGCAGATGAATGGGAAATCTGCGAGTCCGTCTACACCCACGCTTCTACTTCGCTTAGTCGCGGTACGCTCCTTCGTTCCTCTACGGGTTCCAGAGTAAATTTCTCAGCCGGTACTAAAGACGTTTGGCTAGTCGTCGGAGCCAAGCGAACTATCTTCATGAACGATGAGGGTAGGGTAGCTATCAACGATCTAAATAGCACCGACGTTTTCTACATCTCTCATAACGGAACCTACAACCTATTCGAAACGACGGCAGGAGCGTTCCGCTTTACCGGAGACAGTAGCCTAGGCGATGCGATTATCGCGGTAGACGTAGCGGGTGCCGGTAATGAGTACGGTAGGCTCCGCGTATTCGACGAAGACGATGCAGAGTGGGTAGACATCTACGCTTCTGGAGGCTACGCCGTCGTTCAGTGTAACTCCTCTGGTACCGGAGAAAGCGGATTAGACCTACAGCTAACCGGAGACTGTGACGCAGCGTTTTTTAGAGGGGTAGCCGATGGCGAGAACCCCTACTTGAGAGTCTACGGCTACGATACGGTAGCAGGAGCAGCCAAAGCTCTAGCTTTCTTCGTAGCCACGGATGGGGCTGCGTGTTTAGCTTCATCTTCAGGAGAGACTATAGAACTGCGTCCGGAAGGTTCAACAGGTTACCGCGTTAAGGTAGAACCTGACGCCCACACCATTATCGTCTCTAATGGCACTATAGGTATTTCCAACCTCGACAATGCTTGGTTGTTAATCGGAGATTCGACTACCGGCTTAGGGATGGATACCAACGAGATATTCTTTGCCGGATCTGGAACTACTCACTTTGGTAATCTCGACGCCCAAGCCTTACGGTTCTATACAGACTCAGCCGTTAGGATGTCGCTGGACTCTACTGGAGACCTCGACGTAGCTAACAACATCGACCTCCACGGGAACTTAGAACTTGAAGCTTGTATCGGTTCTTCTGCCGGAGTTATTGAAGTAGACGGCAATCGCTTTCTACATAGCTATAGTCATGAGACCGGAGACACTGCGGTACCCGCTGGTAAGAACACTTTCTTAGGAGAGTACGCGGGCAACCATACCGGCGGAGCATCTGCGACTAAAGTATATCACGCTTCGTACAATACCGGCTTAGGGGCAAAAGCGTTAGTAGCTCTAGACAACGGTAGATATAACACAGCAGTTGGTTATCGGGCAGGGTACTCAGTGGAGGATGGTATATCTAACTCCTACCTTGGAGCTAACGCGGGTAAGAACAACGTCAACGGGGGCTATAACAATCACGTAGGCTTTGGATCTTTCTATACCTCTACAGCCGGAGAGTATAACATCGGGCTAGGTTCGTATACCGGCTACTACGTATCCTCTGGTAAGAATAACATCTTCATCGGGCATAACGCTGGTCGCTACTACACTGGGAATAATAACCTAGAGACTTCCAACTACTGCGTTGTAATCGGCGGTGAAGCCGAAGTCCTAGAGGATGGTTCGTCAAACGAAATAGTCATCGGCTACGCAGCGATAGGTCACGGCGATGCTACTTGTACTATTGGTAACAGTGGGATCACTGAATACTACTTCGCCGGTACTCTAGCCGTAGATACCAATGACGTAGATACGACCTACAAAGGTATCTTCGGTGATCCTTCTTCGGGTGCGGGAAAGATAGCGTTGGGGCGAGACGGGTTAAGTGAAGGAGGTATCTATTGGTGTCGTACCACTTCGTTTACGGTTGACGCTTCGCTCTATATGGACGCCGATGAAGACCTCTACTTGAAGAATGATTTTGGTGGGGATGTATACGTTGAGTCTGCCGGGAACGGCTACTTGGATTTCGCAGATCTTAGATTAGATGCCGACGACTTTGAATGTTACGCCAAGCTAAACGTCTACGCTGCGAGTGGTGATATTATTATCGCAGACTTCAACGGGCAGAGTAACGGTGAAGCTTATGCTCGTATCGTAGTAGATTCAGCCTCTGGAGCAGACTCCCAACTTTCCTTCCAGGAAGCAGGGACCACCCGTTGGACTATCGGGAACGATGGGGACGATAGTGACAAGCTAAAGTTCATGGCGTCAGCTGGAGCGTTCGACGGTACGGAAGTTCTCGAACTAGAAAGTGGAGGAGACTTAAACCTACTCGCAGGTAACTTCGACCTATTAGACACCGACGATTCTAGTGAGGGCGTTATTACTAAAGGCGGGACGCGGTTCTTACACAACTTCCACGACGCGACTGGAGGTGGGGCGGTACCAGAAGGTAATAACGTTTTTCTTGGTGAAGATGCGGGCAATTTTACTGTCGGTTCAACAGCTACTCAAACGTACCACGGTTCACGACTAGTTGGGATCGGAGCTGATAGTTTACAGTCTATCACCACCGGGCATAGCAACGTAGCAGTCGGTAAGACGGCTATGAAGTCAGCTCAAACTTCGCAGTACTGCGTCGCTCTTGGTCCCTATACTCTAGCGAATATACAAACTGTTCACAACCACGTAGCTATAGGCTATCAAGCGTTAAACAAAATAACCACCGGATCAAGTTCAGTAGCGGTTGGTTATCGAGCCGGGATGTACTATACCGGTGACCTTGACTTAACTGATTGTTCGAACGGGGTCTATATCGGTAAGAGTACCTTGGCTCTTGAGGATGGAGTTGATAATGAAATAGTCATCGGAGCGAATACAACCGGCAACGGTTCTAATACAGTCACGATCGGCAACTCTTCTATCACGGATACCTACCTTCAGGGCGATGTGGATATCGAGGGTGGGTTAACGGTAAGTGGTGGGAACTTATACATCACTGGGGCTTACAACCTATACCTTCAAAATGCTGAGTACATTGGTTGGGAAGATTCTGGCGGGAGTTATCGTAGTACCATCACAGTAAGCAATACTGATAACTTGCTGCTTGGTAATACCAATCTAGACGATGTTATTTTTAAGGTGGGTACCCTAGGTGAAGCGGTTTGGATAAAGGAAACAACCGGTTACGTTGGTATAGGTACATCTAGCCCATCAGCCCTCTTAGATGCTAGACAATCTGGTGGGGCTGCCGGTGATCTATTTCACCTACGTGATACCACAGACTCCGTAGATTTATTCTGTCGTTATGATGGGGATAATTATGGCTTGTATAGTGAAAACAGTGGTGGAGGATATAACTATCTGACTTTTGAAGACACGACTGGTTACATCGGTATCGGTACTGACGATCCTGGTTACCAGCTTGAAGTCAACGGTGATGGTTATTTTGCCGCCGACCTTACGGTTGCCGGTGATGTTCTTCCTGATGCCACGAACACCTACACTCTCGGAGACAGTACTGATAGATGGCTTGGGGTATACCTTGAAAGTACAATAAACATCGGTGCGAGTGTAGGTACTATCAGGTCTGAACGTACCACCTACGACCACGACGGTTTAAGAATACGAACACCTAATGAAGCTGGTACAAGTACTGATCGCCTACAATTTACCACTGGTATGGCTTACGGAGATACTAGTGAGTCACGCATCACGTTCCTTAACTGTTCTAACTACCTCTTCAAAGATGGTCTTGTTAAGGTGGTAGACGGTAATCTTGAAATCGCAGCCGGTGATATCGAAATTGACGCTGGTGGTGCTATTAAAATCTACGACAGTACCGATACTGACTTCATGAATATTAGTCATAGCGGTAGCGTCAACTTATTCGAAACGAATGCGGGAGCGTTCGAGTTTACCGCCGATAGCTCTTTGACTAATGCGGGTATCACGGTTCAGGTTAAAGGTATCGGGACGGGCTACGGCAGAATCAAAGTCTTTGACGAAGACGACGATGAGTACGTAGACATCTACGCGGATGGGGGTTACGCTGTAGTCCAATGTAACTCTACCGGTACTGGCGAGAACGGACTTGACCTACAACTTACCGGCGATTGCGATGCGGCTTTCTTTAGAGCAGCCGGTAGCGGTGAAAACCCCGTACTAAGAGTTTACGGTTACGACACCGGAGAGTCGGCTACACGGGCATTGGCGTTCTACGTAGACGCTACCGGTACAGCGAATATAACGACTTCTGGCGGTGAGGATCTAAAACTAGAACCGGGTAATGACGTACTAATCGAAGCGGATACAATCTGGGGAGACGGTAACTCCTTGAAGGTGGTCGACTCTACGGGCAGCGACTTCTTTAGGATGAGTCATAGCGGTACGGTAAACCTCTTTGAGACAAACGCTGGAGCTTTCGAGTTTACCGGTGACTCGTCTCTAGGAAACGCGATCATCACCGCCCAAGTAAAAGGAGCAGGTACAGAGTACGGACGGTTCAAAGTCTTCGACGAAGATGACGCGGAGTTTGTTGATATCTACGCTTCGGGCGGGTATGCCGTAGTCCAGTGTAATTCTACGGCTACCGGTGAAGCTGGATTAGACTTACAACTCACGGCGGATTGTGACGCGGCGTTCTTTAGAGCTGCGGCTGCTGGAGAGAATCCTTTCCTCAGGATATACGGAGACGACGGCGGAACAGCTAAAGCGATGGCTCTTTGGGTAGGCACCGATGGTACTGCCGCTATAGCCTCTGCTTCTGGGGAGGATATATCGTTACGCCCAGCGGGAACTTCTGCGGATGAGTTACTTATCGAAGCTGGTGGAGCGGTTACGGCTAACGGAGACCTAACGGTAGACACCGCTGACCTCTACCTAAACGAAACTACCGAAGCGGATCAAACGGGTATCGTTTACAAAGGTTCCAACGCTTGGATACACGACTTCACTCCTACCGACTCGGATGGCTTTAACGTATTCATCGGAGAGAACGCCGGTAACTTTACGATGAATCCGACGGTAGCCGGAACCCACTGCGAAGGTTTAGTTGGTATCGGCTACAACTGCCTCAATTCGATAACGACTGGTTACCGAAACGTAGCCCTTGGTGCGGCTACGATGCCGGCCGCCACAGAAGCCTTTTACTGTATGGCGATTGGGTACGCTGCTCTTAACGCTTGTACGACCGGTTACGAGAATGTTGCTATCGGTGCGGTATCTCTCTTCGGTACGACTGAGGGCGTACGTAATACTGCTATCGGTAACGAAGCAGGGCGAACGAACGAGACTGGAAGCTACAACGTTTGGATTGGTAACGAGTCAGGCTACAACGCTTCGGCAGCAGACGATAAACACTATCAAATTTGCATCGGCCATCAAGCCTACTGTACCGGTCATTACGGAATAGCTATCGGCAAGCAAGTTGTCTCCGCATTAGACGAATGCCGTATCGGTTCTTCTGAGATTGAGAATACCTACTTGATGGGTAACTTGATGTTAGACGGAGCCACTGGACCTACAGCTAACAACGATTCAACTCTTTCGCTGCCGGACAATACCAATGACCCGACTATAACTGCCGGTGAAGTTACTCTATCAAACGTTGATGGAGACTTCGTAGTTAGTACCGACAGCGATAAAACTTTGCGGTTGGCTAGCGTTGCCTATAAGGATGAGTTGGTTCCACCTAACGCTATCCGCCGTGGTTCGTCGGCACCTGACTGGGAATCGTTTGCTCCAAGCGGTAACTTGGAAGCCATGGGCTTCGATGATAGTACGGAGCAGGAAGTGTTTTTCGACGTTCAGTTAAACCACGACTACAAAGAAGGAGAGGACATCTACCCTCACGTCCACTGGTCTCCCGGAGGAACGGGAACTGGAACAGTACGCTGGGGATTAGAATACTCATGGGCGAACGTTGATGCTGCGTTTGCTGCTTCAACTACAGTCTACGTCGAAGATGATGGAAGTGGTACCGCTTGGGACCAACAGGTAGCTGCTTGGTCTGCTCTTTCTGGTACCGGCAAAACTATTAGTTCTATATTGAAGTGTCGTTTGTTCCGCGATGCTAGTCACGCTAACGATGACTATACCGGAGACGCATACTTCAATGGTTTCGATTTTCACATACCAGTGGATACGCTGGGTAGTAGAGAGGAATGGGTTAAATGAGTGACGCTATTGTAATCACAGATCCGACTGAAGCCGAACTTCTTCGACGCTGGAGAAGGAAAGGACCAACCGCCCAAAAGGATGCACCGCTACAGACTGGTAAACGTTACGTAGCTCTACTTATCGAGATGACCGACGATACGCCGTTGGCTACTATCGAAGCGTTTCTGGAGAACAATGATAAGGTCTCTGACGCTTTAGCTTTGGCTGAGTATACTACGCCGGAAACGATACCCGACAACACCGCTCTTCAAGCTCAGGTACGTATGAGAGTCCAACTTCGAAGCCAGCCCGAAGAAGAGTAACCAAACCAGTAGCCGCCTAACCGGAGAGTACCGATGTTGCTATACCCTCGAAACGCTTTGTATCCGCCGGCAGTTTATGCCAAGCCCAGAAACGCAGCGGACAATCTAGGCATTGGCAGCGGGGTAACCGGATACCACATCGTTACTGATCCGGTTACGGGTGCTACTACTCGAACAGCTACGGCTAACGGTAATCCCTCCCACGTCGCTGGCGGGCTTTGGAAGTACGTACCGACTCAAGGTGAGACCGACTACGAAGAGTTCGCCATCGAGTTCTATAAGAATACCGCATCGGGTTACGGCGAGATAGTTCCTATCATTACCGCCGACGAACCTCTTACTAAAGCAGCGAAGCAACTGTACGGCGTACGGGATTGGCCGATCTACAAAAAGACTATTCTGTTCGCTACTGAACCGGACGACAACGGACTGGCTACTTGGCCCTATATCGTCTACGACCAAGACGAAGAACCAGCCCCATGGCGATGCTACTACACTGCCAGAGATGGGAATGGCAAGTACTGCATCCGCGTTCGTACTTCTAGTGACGGCTTGACTGGCTGGTCTACTGGAACTACCTGCGTCTCAGCCGGTGGTTCTGGCGAGTGGAACGAAGACGGCGTATGGTGTGGTATCCCGACAAGGGTTGGTAGTGGCGATTGGCGAATGATTGCTACCGGACGTAACGCAGCCCAAACCGTTGTATCGGTAGGTTACTACTCATCGTCATCCGGGTTGGCGGGTTGGCTCGGTCCGAACGGTCATTGGTTGAACATCGAAGGGAACAACCCGGTTATGTCTCCGTCGTTAGGCTGGGAGCACGATAGCTGCGAATGCACCGGACTTATCTACGATGACGACATCAATAAGTATGTTATGTACTATACTAATCTAGCGACTACCGCTCAGCGTCTAACGTTTCCGGCGTTCGCTCGTAAGGTCGGCAGAGCTACCTCTACTAATATGGAAGACTGGACTAAAGACGGTGACCCGATATTCGGAGCCAGCGATACTGGCTACGAACGGCAACCCTATCACGGCTACTACTCGGGCAACGCTTTTCGTAACGGTTCAACCGGTCTATTCAATATCGCCGTAGCGGAGTACGGACCTAACAGCGACTACTCCCAATTTCGTTTGTACGAATGTCCTACGTCGGACTTTCCGAGAGATAAGCGGAGGCCGGTTAGCACGATTATGTCTACTCAAGACTTCGAATATCCTAACCAAGAGGTAGACATCCTTTCGTTCGCAGGAGATGATATCCGCAACCAAGAGTTTACTCAGGCCGGAGAGATCAGAGCCTACTTCGGTTGTAAGCACGATGGGACTTGGAGTATCGCCGTTATGAAACAACCGTCGATGCTAGAAGCTCTACGCTGGGTACCGAATATCGCAGAAAGGCTCACGCCGTTCCTAGATAGTCAACGCTGGGATAAAGCAACTGAAGAGATACTTACGACGGCTAGAACGGAGAGCTACGCAAGTCAAGGAAGTGAAGCTTCAGTCGTTGAACTGCTTTACATGCTTCAGCAGTTCCTAACTCAGTTTGCTATAACAAACGGAAGGAGAACAGTCTACCAACTCGATGGAACCTCAATAGCAGGTAAGTTTGACTACAACCACGTCTCCAATCCTACTTCGCTGGAGAGAGTCGAATGAGTATAGCTAGTGTAGTTCTTAACGGGATGGGACCTTGGGGTGTAGGTAGTATTTATCTGGTAGCTACTATGGGGATGTTAGATAGTACCGACACGGCGTATGACTTCGTTCCTGGAGTAGAGTTAACCGTAGAGGATAACCGCCCTCATTATCTTCTCCAGGATAATCGGCCCCAACTTACAGTAGAGGATAACCGCCCCCACGAGACAGTAGAGGATAACCGACCCCACTACAGCGTACCGGATAACCGCCCCCATCTATCGGTTAGGGAGACAAGCCAATGACTTTAGAATTGTCTGAAATATTTACGCTAAGTGAAGGAGATACCGAAGCGGTAGCCCTCGACTACTCCGACTGGTTGGACGAAGGAGAGCTACTTACTGGTACTCCTACAGTCGTAGAAGTTACCACGACAGACCTTACCCTAGCTAGCAAAAGAGTTAATACAACTGCTTTTGAGCACGCTCATACGGGTAACCAAGTGGCTGTAGGACAAGCGGTTCAGTTTACCGTTACAGGAGGTAGTTCAAGCAGTAGCCCTTACTCAATAAAGGTGACGGTGTCTACGGACGCTACGCCTGCGCGTACGAAAGAGGTTATTGTAAAACTGAACTTTACGTAGTATGGAACGTATAGATTCTCGTGGAATGGCTAGCAGATCTTTGGAACAAGCTAAACTAATAGAACGGGTTAAGAAGTTAGAAACGAAGCTGGACGAAGTTTCGACGAAGTTAGATGAGCTCAGGAGTTGGTTAGAGAGGGTTCAACGGGATGGCTGTAATTGTAGACAGTAAAGGGGTAGACAAAGCTATAAAGAAGCTCCGCCTCAAAGCTCGTAAAGAGAATCGTGAGGACGTTATCGTAGCGTATACTCAGAACTACGCTATGCACGTCCACGAGAATCTAGGAGCCTACCATCACGTAGGGCAAGCGAAGTTCCTAGAGAAACCTTTCAGGGAACTAGGACGAGAACTAGTCAGGCTTATCGCGTCAGTTTACAAGCAGAGGGGTTCACTAACAGATGCTCTAGTCTACGCAGGATTACGGCTACAAAGGGAAAGCCAACTGCTAACGCCGGTAGATACCGGAGCGTTAAAGGCCAGTGCCTATACCGCGAAAGAGTCTAACGCCCAAGCGGCTGCGGGTAGAGCTTGGGCTGAATCAGAACAGAAGAAACATGGAGCGGACCCATACCGCTAAAGGAGATAAACGATGACTGGCTTTTTATTCCATTCGCCCGCAGAGGTAATCCACCAAGCTCTGTTAGATTTATCCCTAGCCAACGAGCCTAGCTACGGCTACGATTGGCCTGCTTTCGTAGACCACCTACCGGAAGAAGACGACGATTCCATCTGCGTCTATAACACCGAAGGTACGATACAAGGTAGAATCCAACACGACGGAGAGCCAGTAGAGTTTCACGGCATTCAAGTAGCCGTACGCTCCGCTGGTAAAGCGAACGGGCGTCTCAAGGCTCATCGGATAGCTAGAGCGTTAGATACTCAGGTACGGCGTACGGAAGTGACGGTGGGGTCGGTACTCTACCTAATCCAATCGTTTAACCGAACAACCGAAGTCGTCTCTGCCGGCTTCGATAAAGATACGAGAAGACACTTACATACCATCAACGGTACGTTAAGCGTAATACAGACTGGAACCGGTTCTTCATCATAGGAGATAAACTATGGTAACCACAAGTAGAGGTACTCCCGTCGGTACCAAGTTGGGGGACGGCTATCAATGTTTGATCGCGTTCGCCCAAGACGCAGACGTTAGCCTTTGGGAAAAGGCAGTAACTCCTCCGGGAATAGACGGTGGTGACGCAGTCGAAACTTCGACGATGCATAACACTACCTACCGAACGAAGGCAGCCCGACAGTTGAAGGAGCTTACCGATGCTTCCTTTACTGCGGCTTATGATCCTGCCGTCTACGATCAGATCGTCGCGTTGATTAACGTCGAAGGTTGGATCACGATTCATTTTCCGGACGGTTCTACCCTTGACTTTATGGGTTACCTCAAGAGCTTCGCTCCAGGAGAAATTGTCGAGGGTTCCCAACCCGAAGCTGAGTGCGAGATTGTCTGTACGAACGAGAATAGCACCGGAGCTGAGACTGGACCGACCTATACCGCGTAGGGCCGCCGGTAGGTGCTCCCTAGGCTCCTGTATTCCCGCACGGGAGCCTAGGGCATTTTTATTAGCGGGTATCTACTAGGAGCGGCAAATGACCGATCTAATTCAAGGTATCGAGTTTGATTCGTTGGAACCTATTCGCGTACCCGTTAAGCTCGCAGGAAAGCACTACGTCCTGAGAGAAGCTACGGGTCACGTGGCGGCCCAATATAAGAATAAGCTCATGGCGTCTACGGAGCTTGGTCCTGACTCAAAGCCGGTAAAGGTTAGAAACCTTGCCGACCTCGACCCATGGATCGTAGCGAACTGTCTTAGGGATGAGAACGATCTACCCGTCAAAGAGCAGACGGTACGTAGTTGGCCGAGCCATATCGTTGAAGCGTTAGCTACTAGAGCTAAACGTATCAGCGGCATCGATACCTCCGACGAAGACGAAGAAGAAACAAAAAACGAGTAAAGGCTTGGGACGGTTGGTTTAGACTCGCCAAGTTTTTGGGTATGTCGTTAGGCGAGTGTATGGATAAGGTTAGTTCTAGGGAGTACGAACTTTGGCAGGAGTGGTTTAAGCTCGATGCTAATTCGCCCAGTAGAACCGATCACTATCTGATGCAGATTACTCAAGACATACGCGGTCTATTCGCCAAACGTAGACCCAAGCTAGATGATTGTAAAATCAAGTTCGAATGGTCCGACGACGATAAGCCAAAAGGTATCGGACCGAACTTGATGAAAGCGGCTAAGTCCGTTTGGTTTGCTCGCAGCGGTTATAAGGGACCCAAGTAATGGCGTCTACTCAAAACGTCGGAAACCTACTAGTCAAACTTCTAGGTGACGACAGCCAATATCAGAAGATGCTTAAGAAGGTAAGTGCCTCTACGATGCGTTGGGGTAAGCAACTTACCATGGCCGTAACCGGTCCCATTCTGGCTGGTCGTGGATTAGCTGTTAAAGCGTTCGCAGACTTCGATCAAGCTATGGTAGAGTCTACCTCTATCATGTCTGCTAGTGAAGAGCAAACTAAGCGGATGGAACAAACCGCTCTTAACTTGTCTAAAACTTCTACGAAAGGTCCAGCTGAACTTGCGAAGTCTTACTACTTCCTAGCCTCTGCCGGTTTAGACGCAGAGAAGTCTATGGCGGCGTTACCTACGGTGATAGACTTCGCAACGGCTGGAGCTTTTGATATGGCCCAAGCTACCGACTTACTTACCGACGCCCAAACGGCGTTAGGTATAGAAGTTGACGACGCTGGCGCAAATATGAGAGGTCTTGGAGACCATATCGTTTTAGCCGCACGACAAGCCAACGCATCCGTACAACAGTTTTCTGAGTCTATTACGGCTGACGCGGGTGTAGCTGCTAGAAACTTCGGTATGGAAATCGAAACGACGATGGCCGTGCTAGGTGCCTACGCCTCTGCCGGTAAGAAGGGTGCTGAGGGCGGTAACCTTATGGGCCGTGCTACTCGGTTGCTTACTAAGGCATCTAGAGAAAATGGAGAGGCGTTTAAGAAGTATGGTATCGATGTAGTCGACAAGTCTACGGGTAAGTATCGAAACTTCATCGAGATCATAGGAGATATGGAGAAGGCATTCGAGGATATGCCTGAACCTATTCGGGACGCTGCTCTAGAAGAACTTGGATTCGCTGCGTTGGCCCAGAAGTCAATTACGCCGTTACTTGGTATGACCGACGTGATGAAGGAGTTTGAAGCCGGTCAGAGAAAAGCAGCCGACACGATGGAAGAAGTGAAGGAAAAGCAGATGAAATCCTTCGCTAACCAGTGGAAGCTACTTAAGAACGAAGTCACGGTGGCGATGATCGAGATAGGTAAAATTCTTGCTCCGACTCTTATGAAGTTGAGGGAACTACTTTCCAAAGCTATCAAAGAATGGTCGAAGCTATCACCCGAAGTAAAGAAGAACGCCGTAGCCGTCACTGGTGTCGTGGCGGCTATCGGTCCAGCGTTGATAAGTTTCTCGCTGATGGTTACCGCCGTCAAGTCCGTAGGTACCAGCGTACTCTTTATGACGAAAGCGTTTCAAGCGGCAAAAACTATGCTAACTTCGTTAACGGTTACGACTCAGATTGCTACCGTTACCATGGGAGGTCTTAAGAAAGCTATCACCGCTGTAAAGATCGGGCTAGCTACTATGCTGGGTCCAATCAGTCTAACTATCGCAGCGGTAACTGCTATCATAGCCGTCGTTATCGAAATGACTGTAGGTTGGGATGGAGCGTTAGAGGCTATAAAGAACTGGGCTAAAGTAGGTCTTGGGTTTATACAAAACTTTTCGACTAACGTTAAGATCCTTTGGGACTGGCTCAAAGAGAATTGGCTTAAGCTCCTTAAGGCTTTGGTTGTGGCTTGGGCTAAGACACAACTCTTTCTCTGGAAGTCCGTAGCCGCAGCCTTTCGTATCATCCTACGCATCGTCATAACCGCATGGGGAGCTTGGTTGAAAATCCAAGCCAAAGCCATCCAGTTTATGTTTAAGATGATCGCCAAGATACCAGGGTTCATTGCTAAGGTATTTATGAGCGTCCTCAAAATAATCTGGTCGGTACTTTCTAAAATACCAGCGATGGTAGGCACCGTATTCAAAGCGGCGTGGGGAGTAATCAAAGCTCTACCTGGATTAGTATTCAAAGCGGTAGGTGCTATCATCAGCGGCATCGTTAAGATGTTTAAGGCTTGGGTCAACTTTCAAGTTACTATCTTCAAGAAACTCTTCACCGGAGACTTAGTAAAGTGGGCTTGGGAAGGTCTCAAGTCTGTGCTTACTTTCTTCGCGGACATGGCGAAGAAGGGATGGGATATTCTTAAGAGCATCTTCACCGGAGAGTGGGTAGACTTAGGGAAGTTTGGAGACGACTTTAAGACCGGTTTTGAAGAAGGTACTAACCCAGCCGGTCTAATGGATCAAGTTAAAAAGATTATCGAAGAAGAAACCGCTGGCCTAGAGAATCCCCTCAACGGTGTCTTCGACGACTTAGATATGCCGGAGTTCGAGACGGAGTTTGCGGGTATGGCGAATGAGGTCGGTGATCTAGCTGGAGAGAATCTCGCCAAAGGCACAGGTGATCCGACTAACTATGGAGAAGTCTTCAACGGAGTTAAAGGCTTTCTAGGAGACGTCTGGGATGAAGCTAACAAGATGGCGATAGACGGAGTAAAGACGGGCACCGACAAAGCCGGAGAGATGGCGGACGCTACCAAGAAGAAACTTCAAGAAGTTTTCGTTGGACCCAACGCAGCCGTTACTAAGGGAAGTCAAGAATACTACGACTTACTCTCTAAGGTACAGCCAGCGACTACTCCAGCTACGGCTACGCCGGTTCAATCCGCCGAAGCTACTAATCAGAAACAACTGACGGTCACCGAGCACATTTCTAGGGGTATTAGCGAACTCGTAAAGCTAACCCAAAAGATGGTAACCAAACCCCAAGTAGAAGTTCAAGAAGCAGGACTAACCTCATGAGTGCTACTGTTAAAGGAAGAATAGATTGGGGATTAGACCGAGACAACGAAGGTCATCGTACGTACAAGCTACAGAGCTTAGTCAAATGTTCTTCTTCTCTCGATGGTCCGGCTACGGTTATGACCGCAAGCGGTCTACCCTCTATAGGCTCCTTCTGGGCGTTCGGTAACGAGACCGACCCCTGGGCGTTCTGCTATCCGACGATGAAGGTTACTCCGGTCAATACCGGCGAACCTAACATCTGGTGGGAAGTAGAACAGACGTTCTCAACGAAACCCCTAAATCGTTGTCAGGATGAGTCCGTAGATGATCCGCTCCTAGAACCTCCGAAGATTAGCGGTAGCTTCGCACGGTTCCAAAAGGAGATAGAACGTGACCGCAATAACGCTCTTATCAAGAGTAGCTCTCACGAGATAGTACGCGGTATCGAGAAAGACGCGTCACGCCCGCAAGTAAATATCTCGTTTAACTCTCCGATCCTAGCTCTAGACACTATCTCTAGTATGATAGACGGCGTTAACTCCGTACCGATGTGGGGCCTAACCACGAGAAAGATCAAGCTAACTACGGTCTCCTGGGAAAGGAAGATGAATGGCCTTTGTAACTACTACTACACGAAGAATCTTCAATTCGAAGTACGCTACGAAGGTTGGGACGTAGAAGACTTAGTAGACAAAGGCTTCAAGTGTTTACGGGGTAAGTGGAATAAAAGCGGTACGGGAGATGGAGCTACCTACTCCTGGGAACAAGACTCTGGCTTAGACCCCGAAGACCCAGACCACTTTATCGTAGCCAAAGACGCTAACGACGAGAACGCCCCTCAAGAGACTCTTTTAGACGGCAGCGGTGGGCGTCTAACCGATCCCAACAGTCCAGTCTTTCTAAGTACGGTAGAACTCTACCACGAATACAATTTTCTAGAGTACGGTGTCCCAGCCGTCTTAGCTTAAGGAACATACAATGGCTAACGAAGCGCAGATTCGCAGTAGTCTACAAATAACCACGACTAACATCGAGCATCGTTCGTACCCTACGGCGTTTAACGCCGACGTCACCGGAGAGCTAGGCCCCACCCCTGGAGCTTTCCTAGCTACGGTAGCCGGTACGGACGTAGATATGTCCGAGATAACTACACCGGGTTTCTGCGAAGTAAAGAACTACGACGCAACAAACTTCGTTGAGGTAGGAGTCTACGACGACGGCGGTTTCCATCCGCTCTTAGAAGTAGGCCCAGGAGAGTTCTATACTATCAAGCTCTCTCGAAACCTAGGAAGCCAATTCGGTACGGGAACAGGCACGACCGATACCGGCGTTACTCTCCGCGTTAAAGCGGATACAGCGGCATGTAAAGTTTACGTAGGAGCTTTCGAAAGATGAGCGGCACGATATTCGAAGGTAGTGAAGAGAGAGGATCAATTACCGGCAGAGATAACGAGATTATCTACAAAGGTAAACCAGTCCAGCCTCTTAACTCTACCCAACCGGAACGTAATCTACTAACCGTAGTCCATACGGTACATCACCAACTAGAAGGAGAACAACCGCGTACAGTCCAGGACTCGTATACTACAGAACTTACTACTCCTCAGGAAACCTACTCACGAAGTCAGTTAGCTACTACCGATTGGGTTAGTCTAGACTTCGGTTGGTTAGAACCTCACGAAGTAGGTATGATAGTCATCCAAAATCTAGAGGGTAGACGCCACCAAGTAAATCCTTCGAACGCGGAACTAGAGCATATCAACTCTCGGATCATAGAACTTACCCACCTCGGTCAAGAAGAAACGCCGTGGCCTATCTTCCCCAAACGTTCGTTCGTAGCTCATACGGAGTACGCCGACAAACTAATCATCCGATGTAGATACCAACAAGCTAAGTTTCGTTTGACTCTTATACCTAAATAGGTAAACCATGACCGCTCTTTATACTCTTTCTGAAAGCGATGTAGATGTACTAAGACGGATAGTACATATGTATCGTAATATGAATAGCCTCCAAAAGAAGCGGTGGCTAGATAAGAGCCAGACTGCGAACGACATCTACATCGCCAAGGTAACTTCTGAAGGTATCCAAGCTCTCTCAGATACAACCCCTGGCTCTGCTGTCTGCGACATCTATCGAATAGATCCACTTACTCCTAGCATCACTGAAGTAGGTATCGAACGAGAGATATTCAACGTTAGCGAAGACGAGATTGAAGAGGGCTACGTTCCAGTACTAAGGACAAAGGGCGGACCTTGGATAGCTTCGGGCGTACCCTCTGAAGAATCGACCCGGATGAAGAAGTTCTGTAGGTGGATCGCTGAAGAAGATTTTACCCAGGAAGATGAGTGGTGGTGGGCTACTATAGAAGTTCAATACGGTCCTGGAACAGCTCATACCGAAGGTGGTACGGGTACGGGCTCAGGAACTAGCGGTATCTCTATTAAAGTTTACAACCTTCTTCGTCACGACGGCTCAAGTGATACGTATGAATTCTACGCCGACGAAGGTGATAGAGGTACGGCGTTTTGGCATCAAGAAGAAGAGTGGATCTGTATCTTGCCGGAGTGTCCCTAATGGCTGGAAGCGGTTGGTGGTGTTGTTGTTCCGAGTGTATTATTTTCCAAGACGAGTTTACTCGCAGCGGTACGGGTACGTACACGTCAGAGCTAGGTCCGGACTATACCGAACAAGACGATACTATCGCAGAGATAGTAGACCACCGCTTGAAGATTACTAAAGGAGCGGTTCTAGTTAACACCGTCTTGGACGATAAGCAAGGAGCGTTCTATCTAGATATTTACTTTGCTGAGATCAAGTTAGGTAACTGGATTGAATTCTGGTTCTATCACGAGAGTCCTTCCGTTCCGGCACTAAAAGCTTCATTCGCTGCTAGTCCTGCCGTAGGTTCTGGTACCGACTTTTGGATAGCGTCTCTTTGGGATCTAAAGCAAGGATGGTACCCAGACAACGTAGAGCTAATACCGGATTGTAATACTAACCAGATGCCGGTAGCCGAAGACAGTACAAAACGAGTAACTATCTCATACGACCGTACCACCTTTCGAATAAACGAAGGACCAACCCCTACCGGATACCACTACGAACTCTGGCGTTGCTATGATCCCCCTAAAGAAGCATCTACTCAGGTTATGATCGTTAACGCCGGCACTAATCCTATCTACCTCGATACTCTCTGGTGGTCCGACCATGAGGTCCATGATCCGCTTTGTCCGTGGGCCGGTTGTTTCTGTGAGGCTCTTGAGTAATGGTTTCTAGATTCCCTATCTCTGACGCTCCTATCTCCGGTAAGTCTTCTGGTAAAGGAACTACCCTAGTAGAGTGTCTCACCGGAGACTTAACTTTAACTCTAACTCAGGGGATTGATCCAGGTACGGGTTCAGAGCTACCCTGCTGCGAACAACTACCTTGGTCTCAGGAATATACGATAAACCAAGTCTACCGTTCGATGGTTTACTGGAGCTCTGATTTAGTAGAGCTTTACTACCTACCCTGCGCGGCAGGGCCGGAGACCGGAGCAACCTACCACTACATCCAATGGTTCTTTAGATGCGACTACGAAAACGATGCCCTATGGAAACTTAGTTGGTGGCCCTACCATGGACAGTACGATGATCGTAGTTGCTTAGAACTACCTGACATGGCGGTAGCACCAACCGATTGGGAGTGGGATTTTATAAGTGCCGACTGTGATCCGTTTACTATCGAGTTCTCTAAGACGCTATACGTGGGTCCCACAACAGTCCAGGCAGACATAGGTCCTTGCTTTCGAGAAGATCAAGACACCGACCCTAACAACTGCCTCTACTACGATGACTACTCCTGCCCTCTATTTGTAACGATAACTCAATGAACCCTTGCGAATGTAAACCCGATCCTACCGGTAAAAGTATTTGGTGTCCCCGCCACCGAATGTATAAGGGCCCACGTTGGGTAAAACTTTGTCAAACCAATAAGGTATACTTTGAAGCTTGGGAAACCGGAGTAGGACCAGGGCAGAATCTAGTTAAAGCTCAAGACGTAGTAAAGAAAACTAAGACGCCAGGTCCAGGAGACTTTCTACATTCACTCCTAGGAAAGCTAGGCATCAACCCTACGAAGAAGTGTAAGTGTAAATCGCGTATTCATCTAATGAACGTTTGGGGGCCAGACGGTTGTGAGAAGAATCTAGACAAGATCGAGAATTGGTTAAGAGAAGAAGCCAAAGCTCAGGACTTACCCTATTGGGGTTTCGCGGCAAAACTTTTGATCAGAAGGGCTATTAGTAATGCGAGACGAGCGGCAAGTAAGGTGGGCGGTGGGAATAACGACAGTACCGAAACGGATCAACGATGAGTTGTTAAACCGCACGATAGAGTCTCTATCTAATGGGGGTTTCAAATGCGATGTAGTCTTCGTCGATGGAAACGGAGAAACCGGATTGCTGAAGAATATCAGCCCATCTATCCACGTAGTCCAGAGACAAGCAAAGATTGGAGCCTTTGGGAATTTCATTCTCGCCGCGTGGGAACTACTCCTGCGTTTCCCGAAGGCAGACCGCTACGCTATATTCCAAGACGACTTGGTTTGCGTACAAAACATGCGCCAGTACCTCGAAACATGCGAGCTAGGCAAAAACGAATACTGGAACCTCTACACGTTTCCTCATAACGTTCGACCTACTAACGGTTGGCATCGTTCGGACCAGATGGGAAAGGGTGCCGTCGGTCTCGTATTCTCTAACCGTTCTCTCCGAATGATGCTAGCCGCAGAGCATATGACTAATCGTCCACGTGGTCGTAAGAACGATGATCGTTCTATAGACGGTGCGGTTGTAACCTCGATGCGTAAAGCTAACGGCGTAGAGCTAGTTCATACTCCGTCTCTCCTACAGCATACGGGAGAAGTCTCAGCGATAGGGAACAGCGTTCAGCAGAAAGCCAATACCTTTCCTGGAGAAGACTTCGACGCGATGACGCTAGTTAGTAAAGCTCCGAAGCGGAGCGTAGATCCTAAGAACTATCGCATCGGACTAGTCGGCTATAACTGCGCTAGCGGGCTGGGTATGCTTAACTACCAAACGGCTACCTACGCAGAGATAGACACTTGGTTGGTTAAGCCTCACCGCAACCTAGTGACCAAGCCCCTACACCCAGACGTCGACTCCTTCGTTTGTAGAGGTAACGACAAGCAGAAGATTGTAGAGTTTCTAGACCGCATAGACGTCCTACTGTTCTTCGAAGTTCCCTACTACCCTCAACTCTTAGAACTAGCTCAGGAGCGAAACAAGCGTATCGTATGCGTCCCTATGGTCGAGTGGCTACCCGAAAACGTTCATAAGGCTTGGACTAAATATGTAGACCAATTTATCTGTCCTACGGAGCAGTGCTATAACCTTCTCAAAGATACCCTACCCTGCTCCTACTTTCCTTGGCCGGTAGACACTGGTAGATTCTCCTTCAGGATAAGACCACGATGCGAAAAGTTTCTATTCATCAACGGACTAGGCGGGTGGAAAGGTCGTAAGGGATCAGAGTTCGTACGCCAAGCTAAAGAGCTATGGCCGGAGATGCCTTTAGTAATCCGCTCTCAGATTCCCATCAAGTGGACGGACGATGTTATCTACCACAACAAACGTACAGAACTAGAAACCGACCTCTACGACCTAGGTGACGTCCTACTAGCTCCGCATACCGTAGACGGTATCGGGCTAGAGATTAGTGAAGCGATGGCTAGCGGGATGCCGGTAATAACTCCTGACGCTCCTCCATGGAATGAGATACCTGCGATACGTCGTCTTAAGTATCGTCTCAAGTATCAAAAAGTAGGACGTACGATGCCTTGGGTAGAGTGCGATCCAGAGTCGATAGTAGAAGCCTGTAAGTCGATCTACAAAACCGACCTAACGGCGGAGAGTCGTAGAGCTTGGGAGTGGGCTAGGGCGGAGCAGTGGAAAGATAGAGCAGCTGCGTTTACCGAACTGGTACGTACCGGTAAGAATCCCGATCCATTAGTTATCAAGATGAGGTAGACGCTGTGAGGATTTTATACTTCGGTAAGTTCATTGAAGCTTGGCGAACAGAAAACTGGGTACGTTATGCTTTACAACAACACGGGGTAGAGGTTATCCCTATCCAGTTTACTAATAGAGACCCATCCATAGAAAACGACTTAAGCCAAGTCAGGCACTATCGACCAGACGTAGTTCTATTCTCCAAAGCGTTCCACCCCTACTATGCTGAGCTTATCTCAAAGCTCAGAGCGTCAGGAATCGTAACTGCTTGTTGGATGTGGGATTTAGTTTGGGGCTTACGTAACAAAGTCTTTCCGCAGTTTCATTCGGATATACTCTTTACTACCGATGGAGGTAACGAAGATGCTTGGGAGTCTAACGGACTAGCGCACCACCGCTTACTACGTCAAGGTATCCACGGACCAGAACATCACATCGTTAAGTCTGGGGGATATACTCACGACGTAGCGTTTGTGGGTTCGCTTACTCCGTATAGCCATCCCAATCGAAAGCTACTAGTAGAGGCTCTTAACGAAGTCTACGATTACAAGTTTCTTCATATACGAACTAAACGCGGTATGAATTTGAATCGCTGGATGTCCCGCGTGAAGATCGTAGTTGGAGACTCCTACCCTTCACCCAATTATTGGTCTAATAGAATCTATGAGATGCTAGGTCGTGGGGCGTTCCTACTCTATCCCCGTACTCCGGGATTGGAAGCGGAGTTCGAAGAAGGTAAACACTACATCGGTTTCGAGCAGTACAACTTCGATGAGATGCTAGAGAAGATAACTGAATGGCTACCTAAAGAAAGCGAACGCGAACGAGTACGCCAAGCCGGTTTCGAACGCTGCGGAGAGTTCACGTATACGCGGAGAGTCGAGACGTTACTCGCAGCGATCCAACGAAAAATGCCCTAGCCGGTATCCGTCGAGAGAATGCCGCTCCTCTCACGGTACTGGCTAGGGCTTAAACCACGTCTGTCGTCTCTCGTTCGTCCGCGTACGTAGCGTTCGCGTTCGCGTACGGCTATCGACTCGTCTAGGCTTCGGAGAGCTTAGACGGCGAATACGGGCGTTAGACTACGGCGGTAGCTTCGGGACGTCCGGATAACCCCGAAAATCCCGCGTACAAGCTACCTACATCGAGCGTACTCACGCCTAGATTCTACCGACGATTCGATAGACTTAGGCGGAGAACGCTGCTTACACGGCGAATACAGAGCTTCTCGACCTTCTACCCCTATTAGAGGGGTATAAAGTCTAGTTCGCTACTTTACTTTCGGTTTCTTCGCCGTCCGGAGACCGATTAGCGTGGTAGCTTCTTCGCGATTGAGTAGAAACCTTTTACCACCTTCAATCCGTTCGATACGAGCGAACGGTCCAGAGCGGTTACTACGTTGGAGGCAACTCAACGCAGCGTCTAACGTTCGATGTCGATGACTACAACTTCGGTTACCGTCTACGACTACGTAATACATACCAGACTCCGTTCTACTTGAGAAGGTTGGTGATAGTATCTACCCGACGTTTGAGTTCTTCGACTTCTTCGGTGAGGCTGTCGACTCGTTTGAAGAGAGTAGCCATCGGTGACTTCTTCTTAACCTCATCCTCATGCCGGAACTTGATCTTGATACCGGCGTTTCTCAGCATCGCTTGGAGGTTGTATCGGGTTACCGTTACTTGGGTTTTGACTTGGAGGTACTTAAGAAGAGACTCGACACTTTCGAACTCCTTACCATCGTTCTGCGCCAAGATTCGAATCACGGCGTACTTCTCTGCGTCCTTCAACTGGTTTACGTTTCGCTTCGCCATTTCTAATTCTCCTATCGAACTTGAACAAACTCTAACCGCCGACAACGTAGTCGACGGTTCAAACTACAAACGTCGTTACTCTACGACGTAGGTGAGACGTTGGATAGCTCTAGTGACGGCTACGTACTTGAGGTTCCACTCCTGAAGAACTTGCCACTTGCTACTAGCCATCGGGTGAGGGAACATCGAACCATCGCACGCAAGTAAGAAGACGTTATCCGCCTCCAAGCCTTTAGCCCGATGGACGGAACTAAAGAGAATACCTTTAGGCGTAACGAGTCGAGGTCCGCAAGGGTAACCGCTAAGAGGGTCAGTCTCCGTCTTACAGTCGCGGTTATAGCATCGCTCCGTAGACTCGTCGTAGGTACGTCCGCAGATAGGGCAGCGTTTACCGGCGAAGACTTTGGAGATGTTTTCTAGTATCTCGTCAATACTCTTCGCGGAGTCTGCGAACGCTTGGATACAGTTAACCCTATCCTCCAGGCCGATGAGTTTCGCTTCGGATGGGTTCTTCTTCTTCGACTCCTTCTGGGCTTCCTTGTCGAACCAACTATCGACTTTCTCCAAAAGGTCTCCGATGTCGGTAGGCTTGAGACGTTTAATGAAATTGATAATCTCCGTACCAAACTCTCTACCGCGAATGACGACTTTCGTACCGCCCTTAAGAAAGCGGAGAGCGTGGGAGACGAGAGGAGCGTTGACGCGACTAAGAACCATGTCGCCGTCTTCGGCTAAGTCGAGCAGCTTATCTTTCTTGGCGAGTCCTACGTCTCCTTCAGGATTAGACTCGTGGGCTACGAAGATTGGTTGGCTACCGTCTTCGGCTAACCTAGCTAGAACGTCGTTAGCTTCTTTGACGATAGCTTTGCCGCACCGTCGAGTCTCCGTAAGGTACATCGTTTCTACTGACTCGCTGAGGAGCGTTCGCATACGCGGGATAGATTCGACGTCTGCTCCGGCGAAACCGTAGATGGCTTGGTTAACGTCTCCTACGACGATAACGTTACGACCGGCACGACGTACAAACTCCTGCTTACAACGCGGTAAGTCTTGACCTTCGTCGACCATAATAAGATCGCACTTGGGTATCGGAAGATTGTTAACGATAGGTAACCAGTTCTGGTCGTTGAAATCTATCTCGTTCCAACGCTTAACGTCTCTCGACAGCTCCAAGATAGTGGGGACCGTTTCGTAGACTTTATCGCGGTTGCCGTTTAGATCGATGTCGAAGTGGGAGGTGAGAGCATCTAACGCATCGAAGTCTACGGTGGAGGCGTCAAAACCATTCTCTTCGGTCCAACCCGTCATCGTTAGCTTACAAAGATCGACTAGCCGGCAGATAGCCGTAACGGTTACCAAGTCTTTACGCTTGAGCTCTCGAATATCGGTCTTCCAATACTCTGCTAAAATGTTCTCCGTATGATAGCCTCTAGGTGGCTTACGTCCGTAGACTCTCGCGCACGCTTGGTTACCTAGAGAGTTAACGGTAGAGAACTTGAGGTAGATGCCTACGGTAGAGAGAAGGTCCGGAACGAAACCCCACTTGGTAGCGAAGTCCGAAACGATAGAGCGGTTAAACGCGCAGTAGACGACGTTGGTAACCTTTCCTTCTAACTTCCGCATGAAGTCCCAGACGGCCTGCTGCTGGTCGCTAGGTACGATGTCGAGGTTAGGGTTGCCCGTCTCTTCTCGCATCCGGTCCATCAGAGACGGCCAGAGGCTATAGGCTAACGACCAAACGACTCCGACGATCATCGTGAAGGTCTTACCGGTGCCGGCTAACGCTTCGACGATAAGATGACTACCGCCGTTCCTCGACGCCAGCTTATCCTGGAGGATACTCTTATTACCGATGGGCGGTTTACTGGGCTTGTCCTTCTTACTTCTGCCGGGTTTGGGTTCGCCGTCTAGAGCTTCTCGTTGGAACTTCATAGCCGACTTGAAGACGACTTCTCGTCCAGTACCTTCGTTGATACAAAGGTAGGTAGTACCGCCCTTTCGATACTTAGTCTTTTCCCGTTTGACTATCGACTCGACTTTGACGATAGTACGCTTACCGCTTACCGTTGCGATATACCGACCACCCTCTTTGATTTCTTTCTTCTTCATCGGACTTCTCCTAACTAGTTTTCTAACGGACCACGGGCACGACCTCTATTGGATACGTTATCCCGTACACGCTTTGTCTCTCGCATCGTTACGTCGTAGAACTTACGACCGTTGACTTCGATGTAGGTAGCTTCCATACTACCTTCTCGAATAAGACGACGGACGTGACTTTCATCGCAGCCGATTATCGCTGCGGCTTCACTTGGTTTCATTAGTCTTTATCCTTCGTATGTACCCAAACTCCATCTAGATTTAGGAGTCGGACGTTATTGATCTGTAGTTCTTCTTCTCCACCGTCCAAGTAGATACGAACTTGAACCCTACCTCTTAGGCCACCGGGAGCTTCGCGAAACTCTACTTGAACGGTGTCGGCTTCAAACGTTACCATCTTAGTTAGACTCCTGCGTAATTTGTTGTTGCATACGCTCGTGGATAACGTCGATGGTTTCGAGGATACCCTCAAGGATATACTTCCAGTAGGTGACTTCCGCCATGGAAGTAATAAACTCAAGACCGCTCTTTGGGTCTGGGGTTTCGAGACAGGTAATACAAACGCTTACCGTATCTCCGATGTAAGTAGCTACGGCAGTCCACTCTCTGTCTGTTACGTTCTTCATCGTCTCTACGATGAGATTTTCCGGAGCCAAGTTCTCGATACGGCGGTATAGATCCGCATCGTACATCCGAAACATACGGAGCTTGTCTTCGTCGATATTAACCATTGGTTGTTCCTTCCGTTGTGAGTAGAGTGAAAATGAAGCTGAGAATACCGCAGATGAATTGCTCGTCTTTGGCGTGCCTCTCTTCTGCATACTTTCCGTTGTAAGCTCCTACGTCTTTACACCAAACGATGATACGTACGGTTTCGGCGTCAACGGCAACGTCTAACCTAGACTTCCATTCTCCTACCATCTTGGCTTCGGATAGCGTCCTATCTAGAATCAGACCTACGCAGTATTTGAAGTTGTCGTAGTCTGCTTGGGGAACGGTTATCGACAGGGTCCCAGAGATAATCATGACTACACTCCTTTGATCGAGAGTCTAGGGTATTCGGTACGCGGTAGTGCTTCATAGGCTTCTTCTCCTAACGCTTCGATGAAGGCATCCTTAACCTTCGGTTGACCGGATACGTACGTCCAACGGACTTCGTAACGGTCTCTGATTACCGTCTCTCCTTCTGGTAAGGCTTCGATGAGCTTGGCGGTTAACTCCTTCTCTTGGGCTTGGAGTCGTTTGATCTGTCGTTTGAGACAGGCTAACTGAATGACGTCTGCTTTGAGTACTCGTTTCATCGGACTCCTCTTGTTCTGTATTTAGTGTAGTAGTCGGCCAGATCCTTTTTGAGGATACGATAGTCGTCCAAGCTACCGGGCATGCGATAAGCCTTAAGACGTTTAGTCTCGCACGCGTGGCGTACGGAACTGGGGGAGACGTTCAAAATCTTAGCTGCTTCGCGAACGGTGTACTGTTGGCGCATCGGACTCTCCTAAAATCCAAATTGTTTATCGCTGGGAAACGCTTCTTCCAGCGTTCGAGTTTGGATAGCCATTCTAGTTCTCCTTCAGGACTAAGTAAGCGAAGACGGCGGTACCAATGACCGCCGTGATAGTTAGTACGATGAGTAGAGCTTCCATGCTTCCGGTCTCCGTTAAAATTCTCTCTCTTCTCGATACTCGTTGGGGTCGATGTCGTCGTTTTTAGCGCACGAGTCGCAGAGGTTAACGAAACCCTCTGGATCTTCGTAACCCGACACTAGCTGGGTCGGAGGAAAACACGTAGCGACTTCTCCGCAAACTTGACAACAGTTTTCGATAACCACTGCCTGGTAACCACACTCCTTCATTAGTTCGGCGGAGCGTAGAGCGTTCTCGAAACCGTTCCTACGAAACCTGCCGCCTTTGCTACCCAGGTCGTGTTGACCGTAGAGTACGATATACTCGACGTCAGTATTCATTTCTTCTCTCCTAATCGTCTACGTCTTCGATGATACAACCGATAGCTACGACGCAACCGATGAACCCGGCAACGATTGCGACGCCTAACGCGATAAGAAGTCCAACAGTCATCTTACTTCTCCTAGATTTGCTGGTCCAAGTAGGCACGAGTACCAGAGTCGTTTACTCTTACTTCTATTCCGACTTCCGACATCAAAATCTCTCTGGCTTGGAGCTTCGTAATTGGGATAGTTACTGTGTCGTGCTTTCCTACGACGTGTAGGAAGTTCTGTTTTACTTTTCGTACCGCCTGGAGAGCGCAGCCTGTCTCCGTGATCGTTCTCATCTCGTTTCTCCTACGCTGATTACTACTCGTGGGCACGGGTGATAGCAGCTTTAGCCCCCCGCAGTGTACGACCTTTATCCTTGCTCCTCAAAAAGTTACCGTTACGATCATAAGCAACCCAACATACAACCGTTCGGTCTCGCCATCCCTTGTTCCTACCTTGCCTGATATACACTGGGCGACTGATTACTCTTCGCTCGATCCGACCACCGTTAAAGTTGACTACTTTAGTTTCCATCTCGTTTCTCCTACTCGTTATCTTCGTCGAATGTCCGCATACCCCAACCGGCCTGAAAGGCTTCGGCTACCAACTCGATAGTCTTCATCTGGGCTACCAAGCGGCAGTCCGTCAGAACGGTATAGAGTCCGGTAGCTTGCTGCTGAAGGTAGATAGTCGTAACGTCTTCGGTCAGCCAGTCGTCTCTTCGGTCTCGTTAGTCTTGCGACTCATTGTTTATCTCCTTAGTTATCTTTGCCTGCTTGGTCGATTCGATCTAGGATACACCCCATCACTTCGCTCTTAACTTCAATCCGCATTGCATTGCCGATAGTTGCAATCCAAATAACTTCGTTATTACAACGAGACCATTTCACGATAGTCCAGCTACCGTAGCGAAAAGTTCGTTTGTCAATTCTCTCTACGTAACGTCTTAGCTTTCTCGTTGTCATTACTATCTCCTTCGGGTTTCGTTTGGTTACTCGTCAGGGTAGGGTACCAATCCCCACCAACCCGTTCCGAACCAAGTAGGACTTACCGTAGTAATCCAGTGCCTTAGTTCGGCGTAGGCGAAGTAGCCCCAAGCTCGTCAGCTTGCGTCTTCGGTTAGCATTACTCTCTACTGTTTCGCGTAGTCTCGTTGAGCTTAGTCGTCGTCGTATGGTAAGGACTCGACTTAGCCCGTCGTTGACTCTGGTAGCTACTTGAGCTTCTTAGTCGGAAGAAGTCCGAGAGAGTAACCCGCCTCATCCGGCGGTAGGTTAGGTCTAACCGAAGTAACCCCTATGGGCTACTTCTTAGTTTGCTTTCCGAATCGTTCCGGGTAGAATCCGGTGATCGGGGCTGAGTATTCCGGTTGGCTTTCTCAAAGGAGCACTAACAGTCGTCTCGACGTTAGGTCTAAGTACGCTCAGGAAAGTTTCCGTTTCCGTCTCAGGCCGTTTAAGTTATCAAAGAGCTAACCGACTACTAAGAGGTTAGTCTATTTATCGACTTTCGTAAAGCGAACTACGCCCGTAACGGGTAAAAAAGTCGAGATTTTACGAAAAAAACCACCGGAGACCTTAAAACAAGAGGTTTTCGGCGGTATTCGTAGGGCGGTTTTACCCGTTTCGAGCGTATCCTGAGGAGAGTCTAGAAGTTATTCGGCGTTTTCTAGTCCGAAGTCGATGCCGCCTAGATTGGAAGAGTCGACTAGCCAGGGGATTCCGTGCTCGTCAGTTTCGTAGTCTAAGCTGATTGCGGACTCCGTAACCTTCTTACCGGCTATCCAAGTATTCCACGCTTTGACGATGAGCGTTAGACGTTCCTTTAACGATACGCCATACTCGTCTTCGATCATCACCGCCAGTGCGTGCTTAACGGCGGAGAGGTCCGACGAACCTCCAGCCAGTAACGTCCAAAACTCTTCTGCCTGCTCCCAACGATCTAAGTTGAGAGTTGTCTCTTTCGTTTCTTCCGGAGTAGTTCCGTACTCCGTATCTTCAGACGTGCTACTAACGCCCATGAGGTAGAGTAAGCCAGCTGCGTAACCGGGAGAAACGAAACGTGATACCTTTCCTTCACTACCGTCTTCTTCGTAGACGAACTTAACGGCGTCAACGAGCTTTGGATGGCGTTCTAAAAAGTCAACCGATTCAGAGACGGTACGGATAGGAGCGAACGCATCATCTTTAGCTCTGGTTCGATCCCACATGATACGTACTGCGTTACCAGCCATCTTAGATAGCGTGTTGCGATCTTTCTTAGAGATACCCGCAAAGAACTCGCTGCGGTAAAGTACGTCCGAGATAGATCGTGGCTTACACGTATCCATCGTATTGACGGTTTCGTCGGACTCGTCGATACCTGCGACGATAACTTTCTCTAGCCAAGGTTCTTCATCCCACTTCGTAGCGTCTGAGTTTTTCTCCCACTTCTCTGCGGCTAAGATGAGAGCAATAAGAGTATGCTGACCGTTAAGAAGCGTGCCGGTTTTCCCCAGGATAATCGGTTCACCGTTTAGCCTCCAACGCTTTTGAAGTATCTCCTGAACGAGAACTTTAACCCGTCCTAGTTGAAGAGGGCGGTTAGTAGGATTGTTAAGACAACGTACCTTCTTGCCGCTATCAAGCTTGAAGAGATAATCGTTAGTCCACTTGTCGATATCAGTTTCCTGCTTCCATCCGAGCAGCTTCTTAGCTTTGTCTACGGTTAACGGATCATCAGTATCCGCTACCATGAGTTCGACTTGAGGATAGACAACCTCTCTCTCGTCGGACTTCGCTTTAGACTTACCGCTGCTCTTTCGTTTAGGGGTTGACGACGTTTTTGATGTAGTGGACTCCTTCTTACGTGGGCTCCGTTTCGCCGTAGCTGTTGCTTCCGTTTTCTTTCCGTTCGCTACTTTCTTGATCATTACTTACTCCTGCGGACTTTCTTAAACGTTACTGGGGTATACTGGTAACCAATCTCTTTCTCCGTCTCTTGAAGCTTGATCTTTCGTTTCGTCCCTTTCCGCTTCTTACGTGGCTTCGATACTTGTTCGTTCATAGGCAGACCGTCAGCTAACTCATTGGCTGATAAACAATCTCCTAGGAACTCCGTAGAGACTACTCGCACCATTACTAGCTCCTTCTTCGTTAGGGTACGTATAGCAGAAACCTATTTATACCGTAATAGGCGTAGAGGGTAAAGAGAGAAGAGACGGCTGCCCTCTACTACTAGATTACTTACGTAATCTTACGTAAGTAGACCGTCCCTCTATTAGTATAATCGATTTCTAACTTACGTAAAAGCGGACCTAGAGGCGAACGTTTAGCCGTTTAGAGGTCGGGTATATTAGGTATTAGTTAGTGAGACTAAACAAAGGAGAACGCCGTGATTAGAAGACAGAAGAAAGAGAAAGGTAAACGCGGTCCAGCACCGCTCTATCCGTGGGACTCTTGGTTTAAGCGAAAGAGACCGTTTAGCATCTACCGGCATAGAGACTTCGAATGCCAACCACACGCGATGGCTGCTATGTTTCGTACGAGAGCTAGTGAACGCGGTACGTCGGTAAGCATAACAATCGAAGAAGACATGCTAACGATTCAGGTAGGAGCTTACGACTAATGATTTATATCGGTATCGACCCAGGTAAGGGTGGTGGGTTGGCCTTTCTAAGAGAAGGTATTCATACGAGCGTTAAGCTACTACGCTTCTCAGAGATAGGCGTAGCTCCAATGCCTGATACTGAAACCGACATTGCGGAACTTCTAGAAGAGTGGGTAGTAGACGAAGAATGCTGCGCGGTACTCGAACAAGTAAACGCGATGCCTAAGCAGGGCGTAACTAGCTCGTTTAACTTCGGTCGCAACTACGGATTCATTCGCGGTTGTCTAATCTCTTTCGGAGTTCCTTTCCAGGAAGCTGTCCCACGTAAGTGGATGAAGGGCTTAGGTATTCGGACTAGGAAGAAAACCGAAACGAGTAGCCAGTGGAAGAACTTCCTTAAGGGAGCAGCCCAACAGCACTTCGGTAACGCTGCTCCTAAGCTAACGCTAAAGACGTGTGACGCTCTTCTCATCGCGGAGTACTGTTGGAGAACAAACCGATGACCTACAAAACCGGCAAGTGTAAGGACCAAGAAGAAGTTGAAGAGAGAATCGAATCTATAAAGGAGATACTCAAAGAACACGAGATAGAAATGAACGTTGGCGGTTGCGGCTGTTGTGGTTCTCCGTGGGTTTCGTTTTCCTACAAAGGAGACGTAATCTTAGACGATGAGTGTGGAGCGAACTTTGCTACAGAAGGTTTCGAAGAATGAGCCGATGGACTACTCATAAGAAGAAGTGGAGTAACTGTAAAAAGTGTGAGCTTTGGAAGACTCGAAAGAAGGTAGTGCTATTGAGAGGTAAGCTACCGTGCGACGTTCTTATGATTGGAGAAGCTCCTGGAGCTAGTGAGAACGTAGTTGGAAATCCGTTCGTAGGTCCAGCGGGTAAACTGTTGAACGGTATTATCTCCGAAGCTACCGAAGACGTCAGCTGGAGATTCGCTTTTACTAATCTAGTTGCGTGTATTCCTCTGGACGAAGACTCGAACAAGATTAGTGAGCCTAGTAAGTCTTGTATTCGTAAGTGTAGAAATCGTCTACGCGAAGTTGTAAGACTAGCTAGGCCCCAAGCTATCGTACGAATAGGTAAGCTCTCTACTACGTACGCTACGCCAGAGCACCTAGGAACGGACGAACTAGAAGAGTCTATTCTCTTCGCGGATATTATCCACCCCGCAGCTATCCTTCGTGCGGATGAGTCGCAAAAAGGTTTAGCGGTTCAACGCTCTATCGTTACGCTCCGCGATACTCTTAGCGAATTAGTGCCGTTTTAATAGCCGGTATACTAAGTAGTAGTCGGTTAGTCTTTAGTCCGAAGGAGAAAGTTATGAGTCTCTGGAAAGGTCCGGAGGTAGACGGCATCACTCAATCGTTACTGAGTAAGTTTATCGTCTGCCGAGAGCGTTTCAAGCTACTCGTTATCGACGGGTTGGTATCTGCTCCTAGATTTAGCCACGCTCTAGAGTACGGTAACATGTGGCATCTCTGCGAGGAGTGCTTAGCGAATAAGCAACCCTACGAAGGAAAACTCAAAGAGTACGCCCAAGAGTTGGCGAAAGAGTATCCTCTACAAAGTGCCGACGTAGAGAAGTGGTATCAAGTATGCCGCCTTCAGTTTCCTATCTACGTTCAGTACTGGAAGAAGCATCCGGACGTTAAAAAGCGTGAACCGCTCTACGCCGAAGACACGTTCAGCGAACCTATCGAGTTGCCTAGTGGACGTATCGTACGTCTTCGCGGTAAGTTCGATTCGGTAGACGCTATGCCGAACGCTCGTGGACGTAAGAAAGGTATTTACCTCCAGGAGAATAAAACGAAAGGCGAGATCAACGAGCAAGAGGTAGCTAATCAACTTCTCTGGGATCTACAAACTGGAACGTATCTAGTCGCGTTGCGGGCTAGGTGTAGGAGAGAGGGTATAGACTTACCCGTTTCCGGCGTACGGTATAACGTAATACGTCGCCCACTAGCTGGCGGCCGACATTCGATACGTCCGTTTAAGCCTACCAAGTCTAATCCGAGAGGAGAAACGTCATCTCAATTCTACGTTCGGCTAGCAGGGCTCATAAAAGGTGAACCGGAGTTCTTCTTCATGCGTTGGAGAGTAGAGTTTACGGAGAAGAATATAGACGACTTCGAACGCCTCTGCCTCTACCCGATCTTGGAGATGCTTTGGGATTGGTGGGAGTGGATAAACCTTTCGAGCGAAGATCAAGGAGAGTTAGTAAACTCTTTTCATTATCGGTATCCGTACGGCGTATGGAATCCGATGGACCGTAGCGGAGTTGGAGAACTAGACCAATACATGAATAACGGAAGTAAGCTAGGCTTGGTAGTGACGGATAACCTCTATAAGGAGTTGTAATGCCTACCGTCAAGAAGCAACGGCCCAAAGGGCCAAGACGACGTTCTAAGAGTTCTATTGCGAGTAGGATCCAGCCGGTATCCCTCAAAGATAACTCTATCAAGATGAACGTCTACGGCAGAACCGGCACCGGTAAGACGACGTTCGCATGTACGTTTCCAAAACCTTTACTTCTAGTAGGATTCGAAGACGGTACGAAGTCCGTCCACAACGTTAAGGGTGTAGACTTTATCGACGTCCGTAGCACCGACGACGTTAAACGACTAGTAGATCACGTAGGAGAATCCTCCAAGTACAAAACGGTAGTAGCGGATACGCTTACGGGTTTACAGGATCTTTGTCTGCGCGAGATTTTAGAGATAGAAAAGTTGCCCGCTCAAGGTTCTTGGGGTATGGCTTCTCAGCAGGACTGGTCTCAGTGCGCTCTCCAAACGAAGGAATACCTCAGAGCGTTACTAGAGCTTGACGCTAACGTTCTCATTCTCGCCCAGGAAAGAGACTTTAATACCGATACTGAGGGCGATGTAGTTTTACCCTACGTCGGAGCAGCTGCTAGCCCTAGCGTAACGGGTTGGCTAAATCCGGCATGCGACTACGTAGTCCAAGCGTTCATCCGGGAGAGTACGAAGACGAAGCGGATAAAGGTAGGGAAGAAGACGGTAACGCGACAGATTAAAAGCGGTGACGTCGAGTGGTGTATACGCACCAAAGCTCATCCGGTTTACACGGTTAAGTTCCGAGTGCCTAAAGGTACGGAGCTACCCCAGTTCGTTTCGGACCCATCGTACCAGAAAATCCTTAAACTCATCGAAGGGAATTGAGATGTTAGTTTTAAGTAGGAAAGTCCAAGAGGTTATTTGTCTAGGAGAGGGTGACGACCTAATCAAGATTACGGTAGTTCGTTTGAATAGTGAAAACGTTCGGTTAGGGATTGAAGCTAAAAAGCATATACCTATCGTTCGAGAAGAGTTAGTAACAAAGCCAGTACCAGAGGAGCAACTCAATGGCTAGAGCAAAGAAAAGTGCGTTGGCTGGAGCTAAGTACAACAAAGCGATCAAGAAACATCGAGCAGACGAAACGAAGATGCCCGGTGGCGGAGACTTACCTCCAGGAATCGAAAACGGCATAGCCCAGCTTACTGAGTGTAAGTTTGGGACGTACGAGAAAGGAGACATGAAGGGTGAGCCTTTCTTTCGTGCGGCCGGCATCGTCGTGGCTCCCGAAGAAATCTCGTTGGGTAAGAGCGGTATGATGAAGGTTCAAGGTCTCCGTACGTCTATTGGCCCTGAACCGATCTGCGATACGCCTAACCGCTCTCGCAAGACGATTGACGAACACTTCGATTGGGTGCTTAACGAACTTCGAAAGTTGGGAGCGGAAACCGAAGAAGTCGAGAGCGGAGAAGAAGTCGAAGCACTCGCCCAAGAACTCAAAGAGTCCGGCGTTTACTTCCGTTTTCGAACCTGGCAAGGTGAGGCTACGAAGCAGTACCCCAACCTGCGTGTTAACCACGTCTGGGGCGGAGTAGCCGAAGGTTTCGACGAAGACATCCCTGACGACGTTGACGACGATACCGACGACGACGAAGAACCGGAAGAAGACGAAGAGTTGGAAGACGACGAAGAAGACGAAGAAGACGAAGAAGACGAAGAAGACGAAGACGAAGACGAAGA